GAAGAGGAAGAGGAAGAGGAAGAGGAAGCCGAAGAGGAAGAGGAAGAGGAAGAGGAAGAGGAAGAGGAAGAGGAAGAGGAAGAGGAAGAGGAAGCCGAAGAGGAAGAGGAAGAGGAAGAGGAAGAGGAAGAGGAAGAGGAAGAGGAAGAGGAAGAGGAGTTCTATGAAATGGATATCGACGGAAAAACATACTTCGTGACAAACGAAACGAATGGCGATATCTACAATGTCACAGAAGACGATGACATTGGAGAAAAGGTGGGTACTTTGGTAGACGGGTCTCCCCAGTGGATTAAGAAGAAACGAGTTACCAAGAAAAAATAGATTCACATAACCTGATATGCAATTATTTGCGTTTTTTCATGGTGCGTTTTTTGCCGCCTTTGCGTTTGCTGCGCGTCTTTCCTGCACCAGATGGAGCCGGTACAGTGTTGTCTTGATTACCCATATATTCAGCAATGCCGCCCTGAATACTTTTCTTCACCATATCCAACGTAACATTTTGAAATTTCAATAACGCGGTTTTATTGTTCAATTCAATATCTTCTCCCACAGCCAATGTATTGTCGGTGCGTTTAGCATCTACGTTTGCGTTAATCGTGTCAATAGTGTTTTTATTTTTAAACACGTCTTCTTCAATGTTACGAATGATTTCCTGAAGACGTAACAGGGAACGGTCATCAATCATATCCATTGAAATATCAAACGCGTATGGATGAGAAGTAGCGACGCCAAAAAGAAGGTCTTCGATACTTGTCTGTTTGTTGGTGCTTTTCATGTACTGATCGGCACCCTCGGCAATATCAACACTCTCAAGAAGTGCGGCAAACACGGGGTTTTCAATCATTTGCTCCAGTGGTCGAACAACGTCAGATCCTTCCACCTCCATAAGCTCCGCGGTGCCCGAGGTTGTTTTCATGGTACCGTCGGTAATTGAAAACAATGGTTCGCGATCATTCACGGCGAGGCGTTTAAACTTGCGCTCGCGTAGAGGGCGCTGGTATACATTTTCAATAAGGTTGCCGAGTTTGTTGTTTGTGAATTTACATGTAAATTTGCGCTTGTTACGTGTCGTCACCTCGCCCTCGATGAAATCACCCATAATGTCGACCAGATACATGTCGCCCCCCGTAATTTGCGTTTGCTGCAATGCACCAATGTTCAATATATTATAGTCTTTGCCAAAGAAGAATGAGTTATAGGCGATGCGCGTTTTATCATCGGGAAAAACGGAATCGGGCGGACGCTCGATGGTCTCTACGATATCAATTGCGATGGTAAAACATATACTTATGAGACGAAAGTAGAGATCATCATTGGGTGATTTTTTGCTCACCAAAACACCTTTAAGCTCGGCAATCAAGGTCGCGTTATCTGGCTTTGTTGGTTTTGACGAGTCTGGTTTACGTATATCCTCATAATCTTTGAGATTCATATTGCTTACAACGGTCTGCCACGATTTGTCCCATCCCTTGATCGTATTATTGACAAAGGGTGATGCTATGTTACGAAACCTACGAATAAAGTTGGAATATGAGGTTGACCACTGCGACGAACCCTTGTTCAATGAGAATATTTCAACCATTGTTTTTGCGATTTCATAGGTATTTACTACTTGGCCTTCGTTTGCGAGATGGTCTCGAATGCCAATGTACAGGTCCATGAAGGTCTGATATACCTCCGCGAAAAAGGGGTTGTTGGCGGCGTCGTCGAGCCATACGGTACGGGTAAACGTGTAAATCACGCCGTCAAGTTTGATGTACGAAAACATCTTGTGCCGGAACGGGTTGATGACATTGAGCATTTCATTGTTGATTCCGCGGTTGCGCATGATGAAATAGTCAAAGGAGGAATAGTGACTACCATATACGGGATACTGTGTGGGAAACAAACAGCGAATCATGAGCATAATGTTATCGCGTTCTACTTGGTCATGCTCATCGGGTTTGGTGGCAAACGCGGAAACCAGACCGTTGGTGAATTTATTCCGGTTGAAAAAGAATTCCACGCGTTTTTCGTACGGGAGCGCAAACAATGAATCGGGGAAAATCATGTCGTTCGTCATGTAGGGGTAGGTGTTTAGACTTACGGTTACGTTCTCCATCGTCGGGTGTGTTAATACATCCGACGTTAGGGTCACCCGTCTTGTATTTTGACCCTCTGGGATATTGGTGTCAATGCGAATCTTGACTTCGCGAACTTTGAATGACATGGTACTATATTACCGTGACATTATTTTACGTTATTCTTTGTGTGAATACTTAGTTGCATTCTTTTCCGCAACGCGGGCGCTGGAGCTCAAACTCGGCTTCTTTGAGCTTGGTGTAATCACTGAATCCTTCAAGGGAGTCTGACATCACCTTTTCCGCTTTGCGAACCACACTCAATGGCATCTGTTCGCGGTTAGCTAAAACATATTGGGCACGTTCAATGCGCGTGTTATCGCGTTGAATCTCGGCGCGCGCTTCGTCTTGTTTTGCATTCGCTTCTTCCTGCATCATTTCGGCGGCCGCGCGGCTGCTCTCCATTTCGTCCACGGCATTCGCGGCACGCTCTTTTACCATATCTGCTTCGGTCGCGTCGACATCCTCGTCAATGGCGCGGAGGTCAGTGCCCTCTTCTGTAGGCGGCACCATGGAATCTTCGGGTGCCGGTTCCTCGATGGTACCCGCCTCTTCTAATGCGGCTTCCGCGGCCATCATGGGGTCCTCCTCGGCGGCCTCAATGTCCACGACGGTGTCCTGGTTCTCAAGACCCTCTACTTTCCTGGAAAAGAACATGTCGAGCATGATAAGCACAACACACATGGTTATCCCGGCTTTCATACCGGCGACCGACGCGAAATAAGCAACGGTCAGAATACCAGATACGCGGAATAAAAGCGTGTTCGGCACGAGAATGACAAATACCATGACAAGAATGCTCGCAACGAGGCCAACTGTTGACCGCAAGCTTGTTTTGGACGACGCCCGAGACATGAGTTTCATCATTTGTTGCAAATTAGGCATCTTACGTATATATTCGGTTGAGACAAAAATGCAAAAAAATTTCTACGGATTTTCTAAGTATGTCTCTATTGAACACTGCATCTGAATGGAACCATAAACCTAACAAAAAACGAACCCCTGCACTAAAACGCCAGTTACGTCCCATACAGGGTGACTCGTACATCGAGGGGTTTGATGCTGAGGTTCCCGAGGCAATTCAAAAATCGCGCGATGCAATCAACCATCGCGAAACCCGTGTAGCGTCTCTTTTAGACAAAATGACGGCAAGCGACGAAGCCAACGACGAGTCGGATCTGGCCAACTTTGAACCTATGGAGAACCCTGAACTCCAGGTGAAGCGCGATTTTCCTCCCATCCAGGCTAACAACCTAAAAGAACCCGGAGAGACCATGCCATATGCGCAGGCTTACAGTCAGTCCCCGTCATATCGCCCACCTGTCATGCCGGGCGGAGCAATGCCTGTGGCAAACGATAAACTCATGGAAAAAATCAATTATATGATCCACATGCTCGAACAGCAACAACACGAGCGAACTGAGAACATTACGGAGGAGTTCATCCTATACTCCTTTTTAGGGCTTTTTGTGATTTATGTGTGTGACTCATTTACCCGAGTGGGCAAATACAGCCGATAAGTATTAGAGCGCGATGATGTAGCGTTATACATCATCACGGCAACCCAGAGAATATGCGAACAACGCGATTGCTCCATGGCCCGGACATGGTCAATACGTACGAACATACCATCCGGTACTTGGACGGAACATTACGGACGTTTTTCTTCTGTTGCGGCGTATTTAGCATTGCGACGAATGGAAATTCTTCCTTGAAAAACATAGGCAACCCCGGCTTTACACATTCCGTCAAGAGTATGTTGTATTTCTGAAGGTGGTCCGACAAATTTGCATAACTACTTGACGTGTTGTACAGTACATGACGCTCTATGAAATCGACACATTTACGGAGATCGTTGCGGAGATCGTTGAGCGGTTTCACTACACGATTATAATATTTACAACTCCAGAAGTAACTAAATATTTTGTTTTCTACATGCACATCCATTGACTATATTACGACAGGATTTCCTTTATAGGAAAGAACGGAATTCCATTTGTTTGAAATCGCGATCGACCTGTGCTGGATGTTCAAGAGGGGTAGCTAAAGAGCTTTGGTCCTCAATATACTTCTGGTACGAAATGGCGGCACTGTATACGTCCTTCACTGCGTAGTTGAGAACAACCTTGTTAAGGCGTTCTACTTGCTCAGTGATATCTTTAGGCTTGTGTTCGGCATATTGCATGTAGACAGATCGCATGATAATCTTGAGGTTGTCCACGTTTTGCGGGGGCACTACGATGGTCGAGTTAGACAGTTTGTAGACACCCGCGCGAATGCCGTTCTGGATGATGCGAATGTTGCCTGAGCTAAAAAACACCTCGCTCAGGGGATTCGACTCCAGATTTCCGGTGAGGGCTTCGCGGTATTCTGATGCGGTGTTTTTTACGGCGATCTTCTCTTGCATGGCAAACCATTCCTCACATGGCGCCTCCTTCAGGTTGATGCGGCCATTGGTGGAAGCGGCCTCCTTTGAAAGGATTGGTTGGCTTTCCGCGTAATTGTTATAGTTTAACGTGGATGCATTCATCATATATAAGTACTGCAGAAAATAGAGAGTCACTGACAACATACCGCTATTTTCTTGGGGTAGTGTATATGGAGTACTACTATATTGCGGTAATCAGCGTTGCGCTACTTCTCTTAATATTATCCCTTACATACATTGGTGTTTATGTGTCGGTATGGTCCGAGAACACGACTCCATACCCTCCGTCGCATTCCAACTGTCCCGACTACTGGAAAATGTCCACGGACGGCCGCTGCATCATCCCCGAGGAAACCGAGGCTAACAGTGCACCTATTAGCAATAACGGTCTGACCCCCAGCTCAACCAAATACACCCACGGTCTCACCCTTGGCGAGGTGTCTGCGATAAACTTCAATGACCCTGCCTGGGAAGCCACAGGCAAGACCCGTGTATGCAAACAGCGTGAATGGAGCATCGAAAACAGTGTTGCATGGGACGGTGTAAGCAACTTCAACATGTGTTAGACATACTATTAGCATACTATTAGCATACTATTATGCTGATAGTATTGATTACGGCACCACAAATTTTTCGACGACCATTTCTCCCTTGTCGGAAACAAATGCAAGGTCAGACACCACGCCATTTGACGTCAATAGCTTGTATGACCCGTCTTTTTGTACAATCTCCATGGTATTGTTGTTAAGACGATGCATACGGTTGCGCGAGGGCAGAAGATGGTCAATGTACAACTGCATCGCATCCTTCATGTGGTTGTATTTACCAGTCTCGCGGTATTCCTTGAGATGACTGCCTATTTCTTCGATATGCACAAATGTCTCGTCGGCGAGTCGTTTGAGATCGGATTGTATGTCGCGGTTATGAAAGCGGTCTTCATATGCATCTTCCATTTTCTTGAGAACGCCGCTAAGAAAGTCGTATTCACTCTTCTTTTGGGTATAACATGCCATGGTTTCTGCATTGCTTGCGTAGCCAAAGAGGTTGTCCAATTTGCACTGGATGATATTGCTGCGCGCATCGTCGGCAGCGACCTTCATTGTGTATATTTCGTCGTGGAGCTTGTACCACGTGCCGGTGGATATTTGTATGTCCAGCTTGCACGGGTCCATCTCGCTTCCGCATCGGGCTACATAGGATGTTTCGCCCTGTTCAAACACCATACCCACAGTGCGCTTGCAGTAACCGCATGTTCCCTGGATGTTTTGAACTCTTGATCGCGCCTCTTTTTTCGTCTGGTTGCGCTCAATCGCGACAGCATATGCGCTCTTTGCCTTTTTTGCCAGGTCCTCTTCATATGCCCGTTTGAGTTTAAAGTATGTGTTCAGTGCGGCGGTAAAATCAGGCACATCGGCATCGGTTTCTTTTGGTTTCTCGCTTCCCTGGGTTTCAGTGTACGTAATGGAGGGATTATTCTCGCTCTGGAAGTTGCTTACGCTGCTGGGTAGGTTCTCCACCGAGGATATCTGATTGTTAGTGATATCCAGAATTTCGAGGTTTTTTGCACCACCAAGATCAATCCGGGTAAGTCTATTGGACGCGACATTCAATTCACGTAATCGCGACGGTAATTGTGGTAATGATTCTAAAGTGTTGTCGGCAATATGGAGAACCTCCAGACCGGGCACGTCATCAAATGCGACTTCCGAGAGGTAGTTGTTGGATACGTTGAGCCGTTCCAGCGTAATTGGCAGCGACGGAAGCTCCACCAAGAGGTTCTGCGGGACCTCAAGAACACGGAGGCGAGAGGGCACGTTCTTGATTGACGTTATCTGTCCTTCCGTGAACTGCAGCGTGCGCACAGCTGTCGTTTCAAGGACCTCTAAATTCAAATCGCCGTCGAGCGGTTCATTGACAATGAGCTCTTGTGCCCCCTTGTTCATCATGTCAAGGATGTTCTCAAACCTTCTTTGTGCAGTGTTATTGGTATTTATGATTGTTTTTCGTTTGTCCTCGATAATGTTCATACTATATAGTGCGGCTATACTTTATTAGTGGCATAATTGTGCATGGTTTCAAACACGGGAAGCTCGGTGATGAGCGTTTCTTGCTGCGCGACGGCGTCCTCGCGAGCCTTTTCGGCACGCACTTCATTGATTTTCGCGAGGATGCGCTGGCTTTCGGCGCGCGCAGCGGCTTCACGCTCGGCTTTGCTTGGCTTAGGTGCGCGGTGCATAAACCACAGCCATGCAATTACACCCGCAATAAAAAGGCCGATGCCTGCATTAAGGAGAACATAATACCATTCGATGCGCTGTTTGTGCATTTCCGCGAGCGATGCCCGGAGAAGGTAGCGGCTTTCATTTTCTATTAAATTGGGGTTCATCTATACTATATCGAATATAGAATGGATTGGTGGTCTACGCGGTCGTGATTAAGTAGTACAACACCGCAAGGTAGGAAAATATTCCCATGACAATGGCAAAGATCCATATGGGAAGAACGGTCTTGTGTTTGAATCCCACCCCGAACTCCCTAAAGCTGCCGTCACTGTCGTAAATCAATGTGGGTTTCATGGTGTGTAGTGCGGTGAATGCAGCAAGGAAAAGTATGGCGGCCACGGTCAATTTATTGTCTAATATGAAGTCACGCATGTATACTATACCGGAATAAAATTGCCTGTCGCACAACGACTACTCGTCCATGGGGTCAACGATGCCATCTTGGTAGTCCTCGCTGAGATGCACAATGTCGGTCGCTTCCCGGTCGTGCTCGGCAGCAAGCTCGTTGGCATAGTTGTCCAAGTCAACCACATCCTGGACCATGTTTCGGACCGCGTCTTCGCCGTCCACGGTGTCGCCCGTCATTAATTGCTGGACAATTTCCCGTCGTTCTCGCTCGTAGGTATCCTTGTCGTATTGAATCACGCCCTTCTGGAGCCCAACGTTCCAGCGACCCATCTTGTACTTCTTGTACATGTCCTCGATCTTGCGGTTCTCAATGGTCATGTCGCCCAAAAACTTGATGATGCGCTTCTTCTCGTGGTCCTTGCTGCGGCCCGTGCGCTTCTTCACGCTCTCGTATGTCGTATTAATGGTGTTCTTATTGGCTATTTCCGACTGCAACAGGGTAACAATGAGGCGAGACACGCTGCGTTTTGACATTTCCTCGCCGCCGACTTGAATGTCCACTTCGCGTACGGCGTTGGTTTGTTCGACAAACTCGGTCGGGGCAGTATCCACCGACCCAACAATGGTATCAGAAAGTTCCGCGTTTTCCTCTCGAATTCGCTGCTTGCGCATCTCCGCATTGAGCTCGCGAAGCATGGGATTCTCGGCTGCCGACATGTATTCACTAAAGATTGATAGGTAAATGTGGGTGAGGACCAAGTCCTGTGTGCGGACGTCAAAAATGGGGACCGAGGAAACGCCCACGTTGAGCACAGGGAACATGACAGACAGTTTTACCAATTCCAGCATTCGCGGAGACACATCGCTTGCCACCTGCTTCAAAAACTCGTCGTTCACGAATTTCATTAGCAGGCCAAATTGGTCGCGCAAGATCCGGTTGATGTCCGCCAGGTGGCTCTTCGCCAGCTCGTTCTTTCGGACGCGTGGATTGTAGCTGTGTATGGGCGCGTTGATGATCATATTGGGCGCAATGGCCCCCGCAGTTCGAATTGCCGCAATGGTGTATTGCGTAGAGTTATGATGGCGTTTTGACACAGCACTTTCGTTCCATACCGAAAAGGACTGCATAAAGTCGTTGATCTCATTGTATTCCTCGTCAGATACATCCCCGAATCGGTCAATAAAGTCCATAAGCGCATTGTACATGCGATTGTTAGTCATAATAAGGTAGTTCTTGAGTTGGTCATGTTTTTGCTTGGCACTGTCTTGTGCGGCAGTGCGCAAAAGACGAATTACAGGTTCGTCCAGCATGTCTGCATCCTCGGCGTCATTGAGGAAGGTAACAAGCCGGTCGGCGGATTCCAGCGGTTCCGCGGGAGATAGCGAAATCCGGTTCTCTGTATTTACAATCAGTAGCAGTTGTTTGAGTGCGGTGGCGTCAAATACCTTACCGCTGCTCTTGAGGAACTCCATCTTTTCTGCGATTGTGGCGTCTGCGGGATAGTCACGAGGCTTATGGTCGCACAGTGCTTGAAACTTTTGCGGGATGGGCAGATTGCGATCAAAGTTGCAGTAGTGAATAAACGCCGCGTAGATGTCTTCCTCGCGAATGTCGGCGGGAAGGTCGGGATAAGGCACCGATGTATTTTCCGGGTGGTACAGCATCGCCGCCTTGATCATGCGTCGCGAGTCCTCGATGATGGCCTGTTGTTTTCGGATCATGTTGACAAACCCAAACACCTCCGGGTACTTTGCGCCAAAGTAGTCCAGCGGAGATTCGCTCCCGCTGCAGCATGCGTTGTCTGCAAATGGAACACCACGATACGTTTTCATGAGGGGTTCATGATGCGACACGCTGTTGTTGATTGCCTTGATAAAGGCTGCGGTATACGCCGATATCTTCCCATTCACGATGGCGTACATGTTGTGCTGTTTTCGGTCGCCGTTCTTCACAGCATCCACCAGCATATCATGAAACTCCTTGGTGATGTTCTCTACGTCAAAGGGAGCCATGCGCACCAGCGGCGGGCGGAAAGAGGTCCATTTGGCAACATCGCGCGCTCCAATGTCCTCACTGCTATCCCGAATCTGCTCGTACATGCGCTTAGTCTTGTACATTTCCGATACATCCGTGCGCTCTATCATAACATCCACTGCAATCTTGATACGCTTGACAATGGCTGTCTTGGACAGCTTTATGATGCTGTTCCATGGGGAAATGGTGGAACGCGTTGCAGCAATGACACACGCAATATAGTCAATACCACTCTGGTCCTCAATGCCCGTATAAGGATACCCCGTAAAGCTATTCACGCACCCAGGGAAGGTTTTTCGCTTTGCGATCGACGGCACGGCAGTCTGGACGGATACCAAGATGGACCCGGCAACAAACATAATGAGCGCGTCGTTATAGTAGTCCTCGTACGGGGACCCCTCCTTGCCCTTGGACTTGAGTTTTTCCATGCGTTTTTCATAAGCGTCTCTGCCTGCGATTTGCGTTGACACGAGTTCATACGCCAATTTGAGCACCTTGTTTTGAATTTGGGCGGTCTGCACGTCCATCATCTCGCACAAAAAGGTAAACACATCAAAGATCTTCTCCATCTCGGGGTTCTCGAATGTGCGCACCACCTTTTCGATCTGGCGCGCCTTCATGGCCATGAGATCCTCCTCCAGGATGTCGCGAGTGCTAATAACAAACCCGCTTTCATCGTACCCCTCTTCGGTACTGAAGGTCAACTTGGAAATTTCCATCCCGCTATGTTTGTCGCGAATCGAGTCGCCGTCGACAACGCCGTTGGACCGAACATAGGCGGCCAAGACCGCACCATAGTCCCCGTTCGTGATGAATGCCTTTGCAAGGTCGTACATGAACAGGGGCACAAGAGGAACCCCACTATCAATGCAGTACTTCCACTCGGGGGTTTCGGCACTGATTGCGGAACGCGTATAACGATCAGCAAACGCGACAATGTCACGCTGTTTCGAAGAAAAGTCGCGGATCGCCCGGATCGACTGGAATATGTGCGCATGGGGAGACTTGATGGTGCCCCCGGCGGCGGCCCTCAATCCACAATGATAAGCAATGTTGTTTGTGCGCTGGGCGCGAATCTCGTCAATGACACGGCGACGCCGGACCTTGATTGCGTATGCCTCGATGGCACGCGCAAGTTCGTCGTTGGACAAGCTATCGTCTTTGTCCATGCGCTCCAAGATCTCGTGCAAAAACTGGTTGTCGGACTTGACCCGAATTCGCTGATTGGCGGCATCAAGCGTCTCGCACACGCCGGTTCCGGTGTTCTTGATGCACTTCTCATTGAGAATGTTGCAGAACAGGTCGTTGTCGCTCATAAAGGTCGACTCATCCACACTGGCGTCGCTGACCCACTGTTTTTTCTTGTACACGTAATAACGGTGCGTCCGGGGCATGCTTTCCACCATGGCGTAATCGCCCTCGGCCACAATCTTCTTGCCGCGGATAATGGTGCGGGCAAGATCTTTGGCATACTCGGGGTGCGTATCGTGCTTCTCCACGAGTGCCTCGGCCATGAACTCGACAAAGTCCCCCGGGCTCATATTACGCTGTTCGGTGGCGTACGTATCAAGGAGCTTGTAGGGCGTATCGTCGTACTTGGTATCGTAGAAAATTTCATTCTCCTTGGCACTGGCGTTCATCTTATCGATGGTATCAAACGACTTGGCCAGGTAGGAACGATTACATCGACTCTTTTTCGAGCCGGGCGACTGGGCATATTCCTCGGGCTCAATCTCGATTTCCGGTACAACCAGACGCATGTGCTGTTTGGCAATGACCGTGTAAAACAGGCTGCCGTTGTCAATGTTAATCATGGTTTTGAGCAGCTCCGAGTCCGAGATGATGTCCCCCTCGGCCCCGTACGATTTTCCGACAATAGTAAGGCGATCGCGGGCATCAAGGAGGCCGCCGACCATATGAACAACGTTCTTGGCATCTCGGCTGCGGTACCGAAAATGACGCGTCATATCGCTGAGGTAGTTCATGTACTCCTGTTTGTAGACGTTGATGTTCTCCTCAATGGCCTTCTTGATGTCATTGTAGTGCTCAAATGTAATGTCGCCCACATATACCATGAATGGCTCCATCTCGGATACGCAGGACGACAAGGAATATTTGTGACGTATGTAAGGCCGAATGAGCTCAATGATCTTTTTGGTGTTGGGCACGACCGACTCGGCCATTAATTCGGCCTTGTCGCTGCGATCTTGGGCACTGGTACTGAAGTTGTGGACTCCCTTGAAAATGTCAATGCGGCGATAATCGACGCCCTTGTCCAGATCGTCCACGTCGACCTCATTGATCTGCGTATTTTCGTCAAGATACGACTGCAGCCCCCGAAAGTTGGACGCCTCGTTGACGCGCGTGAGAATATTTGAGCCCGGTAGCTGCGTCCGGGAGTACTCAAACATGCTATGAGGCATGGCCATGAAGGAAAACACATGGGCGGTGTCTGCGGTGGGTGGGTCAGACAGGTAGGTTTCAATGGCAAAACGCCGGGCGCGATAGTTGCCGTACTGAATGGCAACTGACTTGAAATCGTCGAGGTTGTTGACAATGCATTCAATGTTGGTTCCTACATCGATCGCGCCGATGGCCCCGGGATCTTCCAGGGGGTCCTCAAAGGGGCGCAAAATGTCATTGTCCATGCGCTGCTTGTCGGCGTAATCGCGAGCGTTGTTGAGCCGCTTGTTGTCGTCGGCAATGTCCGTGTCAACCACGTCAATGTATTCGTTCGCTTCGCCGCCGCACATCTTCTTACGGCGCTTGACCACGGGGATCATCCATTTGAGCCGCTGGTTCAGCTCCTTGAGGTATGCGGTCATGGGCTTGTGGAAAAGACCCAGTTCCTTAGGGCGCAGAATGATGTAATCGTTCTGGAACACGGAGAACCGTTCTCGCAGTTCCTTGAAACGGGCAATGAGGGTTTGCATGTTGTTCTCCAACGTTGGCGTTCGCTTGGATACAGGAATGCTGGCAAGAAGTTGTTCCATCAAGTCGTTCAGCTGTAGCTCAATGTCATAGCGGCGCTCCTTTTCGCTGACCTCAATGGCCTCGCGGACCGTCGCGAGCTTCTTCCCAAAGATGATTTCGTTGGTTTCCACATACAAATCGTTGAGCTCGTCCAGGACCGACTTGTCGGGGGTATCGCCTTCCTCAAGCACGGGCATGTCCTCGACCTCTTCGGCCAATCCTGGTTCGGGATACGTGTCCTTGTCCATGGTGGCCTTGATTCCGTCGCTCCATTGCTTGGGCGGATCCCTACGCTCAACACGCTCAAGAGGGATGTGTCGCGGGACGCCCTGGTACTGGAAATCAATGTACACTGTTTCCATGTCTGGAAAGGTAGTTAGTTCGATCATATCGTTAATCACGTTTGACACCTGCCCCGTGATCACGGCGGGCAAATCGCCGCCAAAATGGAGGTCCAGCCACTGGCCCGTTTTGATCCCGTTTTGGGCAATGTACCCCTTTTCTTCGGCGCGGTCGAGAAGGATGATCGACTCAATGGTTCGGTCAAGGAACGTCCCGTTCTCCACGGAAAGTTCGTATCTTTCCCCGTCGCGGGTGCGAACAATGACCATCGCGTCATTATCGATATAGTCTATTAGAAATACGGATTGGTGATAAGGTTGACTGTCTGGGGCGACAAGTTGTATAATGTCGCCCAACTCTAATACTGTCTCCGACATATATAATACCACGCTAAATAATATTTATGTCAAATAAAATAGAAACAAAGACGATGATCTCCTAATGACCACTGAAACGCAACTCGGTTTTCGCTTTCGGTTAGACAGCCGGAGCCCCCCGAAAAACGTTACAAGCAAGACCTATACTTATGAAGGAAACGATTACACTATTATGCAATATACCCGTGATATGCTGTGCGTCGGAGATCCTGCCGAAAACTACAAGTCGGTTATATGTGATACAGAAGGCAACGTACTCAGTGTCTGTCCGCCCAAATCAGTCCCGTCACTGAGCATGGACCCGAAGGCGGCAATTGAGTGCACCCAGCTCATCGAAGGGACCATGATGACTCTGTTCATGGACCCCTACCAAAAGGAATGGAACATACACACACGAGGCGCCATCGGCGGAAACTACTTTTATTACCGCAACCAGTATTACCTGGACCAGTTTTCCGACGCCAGACAAGTTTCATATCGCGACATGTTTATCGAGGCACTGGGCGGGACGGCGGGGTCTCGACTCGCCGATTTGGAGCCACTGAGAATGCTCGTTCCATATGCAGTCTATACGTTCACCATCCAGCATCCCGACAACCACATTGTGTTGCCCATCAAGACGCCCCGGGCATACCTTACCCATGTTTCGTATATTTACGGGCACGGGTTTGAAGTCCAGTGCATGACCGCACACCAAGCCATAAAAACCATGAAGTTTCCAACCGAATTTTGCATACCCCAGATGTACAAGATGCCCGCCGGCGTCCCGGTTACCGACAACTATGACGGAAACTCCATTGCATACGCGACCAACAAATATTGCGGACTACATGCCGACTATACCCAAACGGGTATGGTTTTTTATGACACTCTTTCGGGAAAACGATATGTGAAAATCGCACCAAGCTACGAACAGATGAAGAAGCTCCGCGGCAACAACCCAAACCTGCAGTATCAATACATCTGTCTTCGGCGTGTGCGAAAGGTGGATGAGTTTCTCCGATATTTCCCCTCGTACAGCCGCATGTTTTACAAATTTTACGAGCAGTACCGCGAATTCATGAAGGGCGTTCACGAGAGTTACTATGACCACTACGTCAAAAAGAAGCCCGTAAAAATCGGCGAAAAATACATGCCGTATGTGATCCGCCTTCATCGCGAAATATATATACCGAGCATCCACACAGGTTGTGAAGAAATCATTAGCATTGCACGTGTATATAAGTTTTTCGATGAACTCTCCCCAGGAGAAGTGCTGTACGCACTCAACTACGATAGTCGTAAAATCACCGCCGATTGTCAAAAGATGTAATCATGTATCGATACGGATACATGATTGTTTAAAACAAAACAAATGAAAAAGCTTATGCGTTCTGGTAAGCGTCTGCCAGCTTGCACAATTTTTGCAAATAATCAAGTGTCGTTTCTTGGTTCGATTCTCCCATGTTTTTGATAGGTTCGCGAAGAGCCTCAATCAGCTTATTGATGTCGTTGCCATTGGCCATGCTCTGGACATCCTCACTGTAGTCCTTTTCCAAAAAATAGTTGATATCGCCCTCCAGGATCTTTTCGCCATACTTGGACTGGACATGCTGCAGCCACATACGAATGGTAATACTGGGGTTGGCCTTTCGCATGGTTTCCACCGTGGTCTTGGCCGTTTTGATATTTTTGTCATCAGGGAAGATGAGTTCTATATCCTCCATGAGATCAGTAAGAAGGTTGTTAAAGGCTTTGAGAAAAGTGCTCTTTTGCGACATATACCCTTTACTTCGCTATTTTTTTATACCATTGTCCGCGACACTAAATACAAACAGCAACCCGTTACCTAATATGTAAAGTCAGGGGTAGGCGGCATAGGTTTTGAAGAAACCTCACTTGTGCGCTGTTGTTGTAATTTGTCAATAGTTACGTCTTGGCCTACCTTGTTCGGGGAGTAATTGTCGGGCGGGGTGTTGATGGTAATAATGTCCTGGTTCGCCCTTACATAGTTATGCATGGGTCGACGATTGCTCTCGCTCTTTCCGCTTAAATCATCGGGCGTCATATCACAAAACGTATACATCTCGGACCGCACTGACCCCGAAGAGGTTGCAAAATCATAACATGCTGGTTCTTGGACACCCGCGTCTGTTGCATTTCCCGTTAGCATGGGGCGCAGGTGCTCGATGATGGAGTCGCCATATATGAGTCGGTATTTTTCGTTTACCAGAAGCATGGCGGGAACGTATGCTAAAGAAGGCGGCATGACCACCTGATTTCCGTTTTCCAGTCGCACCATGACTTGTCCGGTGGCCGGATTTCGTTTTCTTGCGTCAATGCATATGAAACTAACTTTGTCGGATACATTTGACTTGGAAACGGCCTGCAAGATTTTTTTGGAGTGCTTGCAAAAGTTGCTGTAGTATAGAATATCCATACTATAACACATATTCCCTTAAAAACACATTAACGCACCAAACGGCGAGTTAATGTTAAATATTATTCATTTGATAGTGCACTTAGAGGGCGGCAGTGCAGATGCGGTACTCAAGGCGGGCAACGATGTAGAAAAGTCCTGCTCCAAATAAGGCAAAGAACATACCAATGATGTCGCGGATCTGGATTTTTCCAAATCCAGTAAGCACCGTCATGATAACAGCAAATATCACAGAAACAAGTGACACAAAGTACATCACGGTCGAAACCAAAAAGATGTTGCACCACTTTTCGTCCAGAGGACCAAAGAACATATCAAAGAAGTTCGCCATTTTATAATATCTACAAAGATATTTTTGTGTCGAATACAATACCAATGACCTAAAAGTGGCCCGGTAATACATAGTATGAACGAGGACAACGGAAAAGAATTCTTTGTCTATTTGTTAGAATCGACGGCGGGCACCACCTATGTAGGCGCCACCGTCAATCTGGACCGTCGATTGCGTCAACACAACAATGAAATTAAAGGGGGTGCGCATCGCACCACCCAAGGCAGCAAGCGAGGAAATACCTGGATGCGCGTATGTTATATCAAAAACTTCCCGGATTGGCGAAGCGCGCTGCAATTTGAATGGAAATGGAAAAACGTGTCGCGACGCATAAATGCGGGTCCTATGGAACGTCGGATGCGGGCCCTCGTTCAAATACTGGCGTCGGAAAAAAGCACCAGCTCCGCAATACCATTTTCAGAATGGGACACTCCGCCCATGCCAGTGTTTGAATGCTCCGAAACTGCGGATATGTTCAAACAATGTGCACAAAGAGCCTAAAATAATATGGCCAGGGATTGTATATGAACGAGGCTGTATGGAAGATTATTGATCAGCAGTTCAAGGATAATTATCAAACACTGGTGAGTCACCAGACAGAATCCTATGAACACTTTTTCAATCATGATATATTTAAGATCTTCCGGGAGAAGAACCCACTTGTACTCGGCTCCAATTATGATAAGAGAAAGGACGAGTTTGCAAACGAATGTAGAATGTATTTCGGTGGTAAGGACGGCAGTGCCATTTACTACGGAAAACCCTGCATTTATGACGATTTGGGATTTCATTACATGTACCCCAATGAAGCTCGTCTAAAGAATATGACTTATGGAATGACGATTCATTACGACGTTGAGGTCGAGTTCATTACTCGCGGTGTGTCAAAAACGTCGGGTTCCGGGCCTGCCGCTACATCCAGTAGCGAGGACATCGAACAAGCCATCCGTGAATTCCAGGCGGCAGGAGGGGCGAAAAAGGCCCAGCGCCGAAAGGGCGAGGCAATGGAAGCCCCTGATGTGGATGTTGCGGCGATGCGCGAGGAAGTCAACGGCGACGTTGTCAAGCGCACCGTTAAACTGGAAAAAATGTTTCTGGGAAGATTTCCGGTGATGCTCCAGTCAAAATACTGCATCCTTCGCGACCTACCCCGCGAGATGCGGTTCGCGCTGGGAGAGTGCAAGAATGATGTGGGTGGCTATTTTATCATCGAAGGGAAAGAAAAGACGGTGGTGTGTCAGGAGAAATTCGCCGACAACATGGTGTATGTGCGTGCAACTCCCGAGGGAGACAAGTTTTCCCACATTGCCAACGTTCGGTCCATTTCTGAAAACGCAGCAAAGCCTCAGCGTACGCTCAGTGTTTCTGTTGTAGCACCTACCGATAACCATCAGAATGGCCAGGTGGTGGTCAATATCCCCAATGTCCGTGCACCCATTCCTCTGTTTATCCTGTTTCGTGCACTTGGCGTAACAAGCGACAAGGACATTATTCGCCACTGCCTACTTGACATGGAAGCAGAGAAGGACATGGTGGACCTGTTTGCACCATCAGTGTATGACGCCGCCACTACCTTCACCCAGCGTGCCGCTCTGAGATACATCGCCACGTTTACAAAGTATACCACCATTGAGTATATTCACGAAATCCTCAGCGATTACCTTCTCCCACACATTGGGGAAACCAACTATAAGGAAAAGGCGCTGTTCCTGGGCACAATGGCACGCGATGTTCTCCGCGTTTCAAGTGGTCGCGCCGAGCCCACGGACAGAGACAGCTTTCGGTTCAAGCGCATTGAGTTGCCCGGTTCTCTGATATACGACCTCTTTCGAGAGTATTATACCATGCAGCTCAAGACGATCCACTTGGAGTTTGAGAAACGCCTCATGCTTAACAAGTCCATGTACGAAAACAATCTTCCCGGACTTATTCAGCAGTATGCACCCACTGTATTTGCTGAACGTGTTCTCGAGGAAGGGTTCCGCAAAGGATTCAAGGGGAACTGGGGCGCCACTGCACACACAAAACGAATCGGTGTAGTCCAAGACCTCAATTACCTGTCGCACCCATCCATGATCAGCCATTTGCGCAAAACGAACCTGCCCCTCGATGCCAGTGTCAAGGTCGTGGGTCCGCGCGTTCTCCACGGAAGCCAGTGGGGGTACTTTGATCCCATTGATACACCCGATGGCGGAAACATTGGACTGCATAAACACCTCAGCATCTGCACATACATTTCCAGAGCAGTCGACCGCGATTCCATGACCAAGTGGGTTCTCGAGAATACAGAAGTAGAACCCATAGAGTCTTTTGAATTAGAAAACATGTATGCATTTACCAAGGTATTTGTCAATGGCTATTGGTTGGGTATGGTGAGAGAACCAACGCCGCTCGTGGAAAAGTTCCGCCTTTTCCGCCGAAATGGACTGTTGCCAACATACGTAAGCATCGGGTTTGATATGCGCGCTAAGACAGTGTATATATACTGTGATGCAGGCCGCGTGTGCCGCCCATTGTTTTACCAAGACGGCGACGAGATGTCATTCGAGCGAAAGGGCGTTGCAGACAAACTGGCGGGAGAGGTGTCATGGACGGACCTGTTGGTCGGCTTCAACAAGCGCAAAGACGGGTTTGCGGTCCGCGACTACGGGTTTTACAAGCTGTCTGAACTGTACGGAACAGGCAGTGAGGAAAATCCCAACAAGCTCCAGCGTTTCTTGGATGACAAGGCCATCATTGACTACGTTGACAACAACGAATGCGAGGGAGCACTCATTGCCCTTGACGAGGAACAGCGCAAAAAGGGCGACAAGAAATACACGCACATGGAGATCCATCCGTCCACCATCATGGGCGTCATGGGCAGCATGATTCCCTACCCCGAAAACAACCCCGCGTCTCGTAACTCGTTCTCATGCGGTCAAAGCAAACAGGCCACGTCTATTTATCACACAAACTACCAGATGCGCATGGACAAGAGCGCCATCGTTCTCAACAATGGTCAGGTACCCCTTGTGAAGACCAGGTATCTCAAGCACATCAATAACGAAGAAAACGTATACGGCGAGAACGCCATTGTGGCAATCATGACGTACACATCATTCAATGTCGAGGACGCCATTCTCATCAACGAGGGTGCGCTCGATCGCGGTTTGTTCCGCACTACGTATTTTACCACATACGAGGCCCATGAAGAGCACGAACATAATGGAGACAGCACCACCCTCAAGGCATTTGGACCCATTGCGTCCGATGCATCAGTACGCGGCACCAAGCCAGGGTTCGACTATACCAAGCTGGACGAATCCGGACTCATTCGCGAGGGATCGTTGGTAAACGAGGAGACTGCACTGATTGGCGCGACCACATCCGTGTCGAACATCCCGGGCAAGCGCGATGCCTCCAAGATGCCGAAGAAGGGGCAGCTGGGTGTAGTCGACCGCGCGTTCATCACTGAAGGCGAGGAAGGAAAACGCATCGCCAAGGTGCGCGTGCGTGAGGTGCGCATCCCCAATTTGGGTGACAAGTTCGCCAGCCGCGCCGGTCAAAAGGGAACGGTGGGTCTGGTGATCCCCGAGTGCGACATGCCATTCACGCAAGACGGTATCCGACCCGATATTATCGTCAACCCCCACGCCATTCCTTCGCGCATGACCATTGGGCATTTGGTCGAGGCGATCATGGGTAAGGCGGGAGCCACCATGGGTGGCTTCGCCGACGGCACTGCATTCATCAATAAGGGGTCCAAGGTGGAAGTGTTTGGACGCGTCCTCCAGCATCACGGATTCCATCCGAGCGGGAACGAGATCATGTACAACGGCATGACCGGCGAACAGATCGAGGCAGCCGTATTCACTGGCCCGACCTACTACATGCGCCTCAAACACATGGTCAAGGACAAGATCAACTATCGCGGCCGCGGGCCTCGCAACGTCCTCACGCGACAGACGGTTGCCGGTCGTGCCAACGACGGTGGTCTCCGCATTGGTGAGATGGAGCGCGACGGCCTCCTGTCGCACGGCATGTCGGCATTTGTGTTTGACTCCATGATGGAGCGCGGTGACAGATACAAGATTGCAGTGTGCAACAAAACCGGCGCCATGGCCATATACAACGAGGAGAAGGACCTGTTCTTCAGTCCCATGGCCGACGGCCCGGTGACGTTCAACGGGTCCCTCGAAAACGACAACATGCGTATGAACGTCATCAGTCGATTTGGGCGCGACTTCAGCATCGTGGAGGTACCATACACATTCAAGCTCATGATGCAGGAACTCATGGCAATGAATGTGCAGCTGCGTATCATCACCGACGCAAATATCGAGCACATCAACAGCATGAAGGCATCCGACAACTTTGCACGCATGACCCATCAGGACGCCAGTGATGAGCGCGCACTTGGCGTGGCGCACTTGATCTCGACGCGCGAAGTCATGGATAACGCGAAACCCATGCCCAAAATCGAGTGGCTCGACAAAATCGCAGTGGGTGACAAGGTCAGTGTCCCTACGGACAAAGAGGGTCGCGAGTGGACCATCAAGGCGCTCAATCCGCTCATTGCGGTGGTAGAGACCGGACCAGACGCAAACGGTCAGTATGACACCCGTGATGTCAAGAGAAGCGAACTTCGTGAGTATACCAAGCCGCCATCTGATGATACGTATAAAGAAGGAGACGTGGTGTACTTGAAGGGAGACGCCATCCCCGGCCGCGAATGGGTAGTCAAAGCGACCGAGGACGAGGACGTGATTATCGAGGCAAAGGACTCCACTGGCCTCGACAATCCTATTGTCATTGCAAAACAAGAGGATGTTCTCAGGGAAGAACCGCCGTTCAGCTTTGATACTCCCGAACTGATCCCCGACACCGTGCAGGCATCTCCCGACACAGATAGTCCCGGGTACGCACCTGATACAAATCCCATACTCGAACCCGCGGTCGCGGCCCAACCAGAGCCCAGATACGCGGCGCCTCCCCACGATTTCAAGGTGGGCGAAACCGTGAATTTCCGCGGCGATTTCAAAGCCGGACGCGCATGGACCATCACAAAGTCGGGCCCCAAGTTTTTAACAATCTTCACCGCGGATCGAGCTGGCCTTGCGGAAGGTAACGAAACCCGCATTGTTACCCCGCTTGACGTGTCCCGGCCCGGTGACTTTCCCATGGCGGATCGCCCCATCACGGTGGCGCCCATGGAGGAAATTCGTGTTGAGCCCCCGAAAATTGCAATGAATGTTCCGGAAATGACCGCGCCCATTACAGCGCCCACCGCGCCCCCGCCGACCGTGCAGTTTGGGTCGGCACCCATAATCGTTCGTGAACCAACATTTGAAAAGATCGTGATGGATGCACCTGAGCCAATGATCATGGACGAACCTGCGGAGGAGCCCCCTATGCCCGAGGAGCCCCGCACCAGCGACCTCGATTTCTCCAAGATTGTAATTAAGAAGACAGAATAAAATTGAACAAGGTATAAAATTCATGTTATAGTATATACACCATGAATACAAGCAGCGACCGCATTGCCTCTATCTACAAGTCACGCACCACCATCACCACGTTACTGGACGACCAAGGGTATGACATGTCCAACTATGCGTCGGTCAGCGTTGGCGAAATAGACGCAATGACCAACAACCAACAACTCGACATGTACGTACACGCCGAGGACGGCCGCAAGGCCTACGTCAAGTATTTTATCTACAACAAGGCGCTGCGGGCACAGAACATCGAAGACCTGGTGGAGCAACTTTACGAGGTCGAGGGAAAACTGGATAAGCGCGACATGCTGGTGGTGATTGCGGACGACTCGCCCACGGACAACGTGACAAACGCAATCAAGTACCTGTTTGACAACAAGGGCATTTTCGTGGTCCTGTTTAGCATGAAGAGTCTCCAGTTCGTCGTCACACATCACGTACTGGTGCCTCCGGGAAGAATCATGGACGCCACTGAGGTGGACGAGCTTAAGAAACGATACAATATTTCCACGCTTCGGCAATTGCCCGAGGTATCGCGGTTTGATCCGCAGTCCCAGGCACTCGGTCTTCGTCCAGGCGAGGTATGCGAATACACCCGCAAGAGCAAGACGTCGGGGTCCGCCCTCTACTACCGCGTATGTGTATAAACGCGCACCGTACATGATTCTTTTTCTCGCGGTTAAAATCGCGACATAAGGTATATGAACCGCGAAAACAGTGTAAAACCATTTATTCCCCACAGCTTTGCATACAAATCAGCTGAGAGCCAAGGAACCTTCAACGCGGGGCGATGCCTGAACATCGGTAATCCGATCCGCCGACCCATCGCAGGGATGACTGCAAAGGAACTCGAAGATTACCGCATCCAAAGCCTGTGCGAAAATCGTAAAAAGGCGTTGGAGTATGCGCAGCTGAGCGGAAGAGACGCCCTGTCCGAGCAGACCAGCGAGGATGCCCAAAAACGTTATAATGAAGAGGTGGCAACCGCAGTGAACTTGACGTTGGGTTCTTTAGTTCTTCTTGGGTTTGTCGTACAGCGCATCTATCGATCATAGACTTTTTGTGCCGATAGTGTATACGCATGGCAGACACATTAGAAACGATTGGTGCCACGATATTTTTTACGGGTTTCGTGGTGGTGTTCATTCTGGGAATCTTTGTTTTCCCCAAGAAGAAGATAGAGGGAGTTACTAATATCGATGAACGTGCACGTCTTTACCGAAAATGCATTGACGAAAATCCAGGAGAAGATGGAAAGAAACTGTGCGACGAAAAGATCCGATTGGTAGACAAAGACGCATACAAGGACGACAATAGAAAGTATAATAAAGCACTCGAATGGGGGCGCGTGCGTGCCGAAAACCCTCGCGATACGGACATGCACTACGCATATTTTAGAGAGCATAACAAAGTCACGGAACAAAACAAGAAACTCAATGCTCTAAGAGACGAGATCAAACAAAGCACCCATGAAATCGTTTCGGAACAATCCATACAAGAGGAACACCGTATGATCCAGCGCCGTACTATGTACACGCAGCTGTTTTTTGTCACTGCTGCTTCGACACTAACCTACTACCTGTTTGTTGGAATGTAACTATTTCATCCCGTATTGTATACGAGATGGATCTAATAAAAATGTTTAAAGGGCGCGTCAACGTGTCGTCGTCGGGGTATCTGCATAAGAACACGCCCGAAAATGTTTTGAACGGCAATGGTTACTGGGCAACGAACCGCAATTACACATATCCCGGGGGCGACGCAAACGCATACATGGGAAGCACACGCACGCTCGACATTGGTGGGGAGTTTATCGATATTGCATTTCCAGAACCCGTATTTCTGGAGAAAATTGCCATACGGGCACGAGATAGTGCATACTTGCCCGGCACCATGTCTCTGTTTGGCATGAATGACACTGCCCAATGGACATACCTGCGCTCTATCGCGGTGGGCGAAAACACATTATATGCCATGCAAAGATATACAAAGTATCGTATTGTGATTACAGACGTGATTCAAGGCGACTATGCGCGAATTGACAAGATAGACATGGCGGGGCGCACCAGTATTGTATCTGATGTCACAGGAGATAATCATACTGAGCACTTTACCGCCATGACGACACAATATCCTTCATGGATCATTCCAGCAGCTTTAGGAACATTGTTCGCATGGTCCGTGTCACGCGTTGCGACGCGGTGTTAATTATATCCAATAATTTTATTGGATATGAGCGTTTTTTATGCCCAGGACAAACAAGACGAATTATTAGAACGATTTGTGTTTGGTGGATTCAAAAATGGGTTTTTTGTTGACGTCGGGGCCCATGACGGAAAATCAATGAGCAATACTTTATACTTTGAAGAAAAAAACGGTTGGACCGGCATTAACATAGAGCCCCTCCAAGAGCCCTACCAGCAGCTTTTAATCAACCGCCCCAATTGCATCAACATACAGTGTGCCATCTGCGAAACTGACGGAGAGGAAGAATTTACGTGTTGCAGTGGGTATACTGAAATGCTTTCAGGTCTTACGCGATTATACGACGAACGGCACATGTTTCGCATCCAGTTCGAGAACGAGGAATTTGGAGGCGATATATCATTAACCGCATTGAAAACGATGCGACTTGATACAATCTTTCGCGAACATAACGTCACGCATATACATTACCTGACAATTGACGTAGAAGGTGCCGAATTTGAAGCAATCAAGTCAATCAACTTTGACGAAGTCATGATCGACGTAATCAGTTTTGAAGATAATTATGGGGACAGTAGTATTCCCGTTGCCGAATATATTCTTAGCAAGGGGTTTAAGCAAATAAGCAATGAGCGTCATAAGTTGGACATTTTCATGATCAACACAAAATCTCCATTTTACGCAAAACTAATGGAGAACGTGGACGTTGAAGACGAAGAGCTTGACGTTTCACTTTTAGAAAACGTGTTGATTGAAGAGCCCAAGGAAGAGCCCAAGGAAGAAAAAGCTCCATAAGTATTATAGATGGAAGACAAAGAAGAATGCGGGTGTGAGGGGTTCCAAAACCGCAAGCGCAATCTGTTGGAGAACTTTGAGATTGGAAAATATGCCGAAATTCAAGACTTATTGAAAACCCATAACGAGAAATACGATAGCATTATGGACGTGGAAAAAACGTCGGAGTTCACAAAAACCTTTTATTTTAAGCGCGCCAATGACTACGCAAATGTGGTCGCAAAACGATACATGGCCGGTCGTATTATGAAAAACATTGACGACGAGACCACTTATTACGTGACCAAGATCAACCGCGGCCAGCACGATTATGTTGTCAGTCGCGGCGACAGCAATTTATACATCACTCCGCTCAAACCAGTCAACAGGAACGAAAAAGACCGCAACATGCGCCTCAACAAGGTAAAATTTGCGGTTATGGACGAGGGGTATGATGAAAATACCGACTACTTCCGCGTAAAATCCGCGACGCCTGTACTCAACCATCGCATTGTGGGAAACCACATTGTATTTGAGGACATGCAAACGGGCATTGACAAGGTGGAAATTGTATTTGAGCACATGAAACGTTCACACAAACCCATCTACTATGACGGAAAGAACGACGGTCTGTTCCTCAATCGAAAGCCCGAGCGATTGGCCGACGCCATGACGGAGGACGCCACGAAGATGCAGACGCAAACCACGAGTCTGATGTCGATCGGTCTTCTGACCTTGGCCACCACCGCGGTCGGATATATGGTGTTTTCTCGCAGAAAGTAATCGTACGATGATGACAAAATCTCTCATTATCATATAAATGACCACCGTGGCCAATGTACTTACGCATCAAGACGAGGTAATCTCAATCCTCGACAAGGAAATAAATGTACTGACCCAGAAAAAGAACGAGATTGACGGCGTAATCTACGGCCAGAAACGATCGATGGATCTCTACGAAAGCAACCGAAAGAAGCAGGAACACTACATCAAGATCACTTTATACTTCATTGCGTTCTTCGTGTCGATGATCGTGATTCAGTATCTGCGCAAACAATTACTAATCGTTCCGGGTTTCGTATTTGATCTTTTAGTCATCACTGCCATTGTGATCCCGGGCTTTGCCATCTACTTTGCCTTATTGGACGCCCGCCGTCGCGACAACATGGACTTTACCAAAGTGGGCGTGCCACCTCCCAAGGGCGAGCGTGATCAAGCAGGGCAGGTTACCGGTGCCGGAAGCATGTTCGACCTCGGAAAATTATGCGTCGGCGAATACTGCTGCTCGGATAATACCATGTGGCACGGTCCACATGGCAAGTGTATCACGCGCAGCGACGCTGAGAAGCTGGGCATCGACTTTATGAGCAAAAAGGAAAAGGAGGATGCTGAGGCAGCCGAAAAGGAGGCCAGTGAATAGGTATGATGTGCGGATATACCAACATACCAACATACCAACACACCAACATACCAACACAAAGATGAGCATATTTAGAAACATATCCAAAAGGATTTGGATATATTTTGTAAGTATCAGTATATGACACGTTTGTTGGCATTGCTCGCTTTTTTCGCGTCCGCATTTGCGGATTCCGCTTCTCGCTTTGAGGAGTGGGCAGAGCGCTTTGATATGCGCTTTGAAGATGGTAAACACAGAAACTATGTGTTTGCCAACTGGATTAGCAACGACCGGTTTATTGAGGAAACCAATGCTAAGAACCTTACCTACACCCTTGCCCATAACCATCTGTCGGGCATGAACCAGGAAGAGTACAGTGCGTTCATTGCGCGCAGCGGAAAGTACGAATCCAAGATTGACGCCATCAAGTGCGTCAAGGCCTGCTTAGACGAGGACGCGTCCAACATGGACAAGTTCAAATGTGTGAAGGCATGCAAGCCGGAGGACAACGACGAGGACGTGAGCATGGAGGCTGCGAGCTCCATCGACTGGCGCACTAAAGGTGCGGTGACTGACGTCAAGGACCAAGGTCAGTGCGGATCCTGCTGGTCGTTTTCCACCACCGGCGCGCTTGAGGGTGCTTACGCGATCAAAAACGGAAAATTGGTCGCTTTCTCCGAACAACAGCTGGTTGACTGCGACAAGCTTGGCAACGGTGGTCGCGACCACGGATGCAATGGCGGCATCATGGACAATGCATTCGACTGGATCGGCAAGAATAACGGTCTCTGTACCGAAGACGACTACCCTTACTTCTCGGGTACCACCAAGGACCGAGGAGACTGCCAGACCAGCTGCACCAACGTGAAGGGGTCCGACATCCAGAGCCACACCGACATTGCCCCCAGCAGCGACAGCGCCATGATGTCTGCCCTCACCAAGCAGCCCGCCGCCATCGCCATCGAGGCCGACCAGCGCGCCTTCCAGATGTACTCGAGCGGCGTGTTCACCGGCGCTTGCGGCACCAACCTCGACCACGGAGTGCTCGCAGTGGGATATGGATCCGACAGCAACGGCGACTACTATATTGTCAAGAACTCCTGGAGCGCATCCTGGGGCGACAAGGGGTACATCCGCCTCGGACGCGGATCTCAGTACAACAACGGCGACGGGCAGTGCGGTATGCTTTTGATGGCCAGCTACCCCAACCTGTAAGTTCGCCATCCAACGTTTATTATTGCGGTGTTATGAGCAAACCCGCATGTAACAAACTGTGTATAAAATCATATCCATGAAACCTTACAAATATGTTCTGTCGTATACCAGAATCATTAGAAGATGCTTGTATTTATGTTCGAAATAACATAAGGTTGTCTTCATGTATATCGTAATACATGAAGATGAAGGTCGCGCTAATCACCGGAATTACTGGCCAGGACGGGTCATATATTGCCGAACTCCTACTGGAAAAGGGGTACTATGTATGGGGCATTATTCGTCGGTGCTCAAGCATTCATACCGAGCGTATCGACCATCTCTACGATAACGACCACCTCATGCTGCGATACGGAGACCTCACGGATTCTACGAATTTATCAAGTATACTGCGAGAAATTAACGAACATGCTCACAAAATTCTACATGACGCAGGAGATCATGAGGTTGACTACCGTCTTGAAGTGTACAATTTAGGGGCCATGAGCCACGTCAAGGTAAGTTTTGAAATGCCCGAGTACACGGGCCAGGTTGACGGCATCGGCACTCTCAAACTGCTTGACGCAATTCGTGCGAGCGGCCTCATGGGGCGCACGCGATTCTACCAGGCGTCCACTTCCGAGCTATACGGAAAGGTGCAAGAGGTACCTCAGAAGGAAACCACCCCATTTTATCCCCGTTCGCCCTATGGAGTAGCCAAACTATACAGCTACTGGATCACTAAGAACTACCGCGAATCGTATGACATGTTTGCATGCAACGGCATATTGTTCAACCATGAGAGCGAACGACGCGGCCCAACCTTTGTTACTCGAAAAATCACCTTGGGGCTCGGGGCAATCGTCAATGGCACTGCAGACAGAGTGGTACTCGGAAATTTAGACGCTAAGCGTGACTGGGGATTTGCGGGTGATTTTGTGGAGGGCATGTGGCGCATGCTTCAGCAAGAAACCCCACAGGATTACGTATTGTCAACCAACGAATACCATAGCGTCCGCGAGTTCGTAGAAAAAGCATTTGCGCTGAAGGGATTTTCCATCAAGTGGCGCGGTGAGGGCATTGATGAAGTAGGGTACGACGAGAATACCGGCCGCGAGCTCATTTTTGTGTCCGAAAAGTATTTTCGGCCAGCAGAAGTCGAAGAGCTGCTGGGCGACTCCACCAAGGCTCGCACGGAACTCGGTTGGGAACCCAAAGTGTCCTTTGATGACCTGGTAAAAAGGATGGTGGATAAAGACTGTAAGTAATTATATCACGGTATAATAATATGGGAATTGGTCAAGAATATGCTAAGAGAGGAGGACGATTTTACCTTTTAAACCGAGATAGAAGATCATTTTATGATCATAGAAATAAAGCATATGGACTGGGTTGGGATCTGGCGTCCCTACAAGGTCGTCCTCAGTATCATCGAATCAAAAATGCGTTTTATACATGGACATTGTGGGTAAAACCAGGGACCCCTTATCAGCCGGAAGCGATATATGGCAGCGATTGGCATGCCAAAACCGAGCGCGAGTGTTGGGCAAAGGGACCATGGGGACACATTGAAACAAAGTCACACTTTAGATTGAGATGTTCTCAGCCGTTTGAGGGCTTATACGAAAAGTTCATTGAACCGGGAGACCCGAATTTGATAAAACCTTATCAAGAGGTCATCAAAAAGCTGAAAATAGAGAGGAAACGAAACATCGACTTGTCCAAAAAACTCAACCGCACACCCTACAAGTTTGACTCGCGCACCATCGAAATGGTTCCGGACGTCTTTGCCGATACCGTAGAAGGATTCACTGCGGACAATATTGCGCAGGCGCTCGATATGACCGATAAGGAACTCTCCAAGGTCAACGGAGCAATTGTCGAAAACACGCGACGCGCGGAGCCCATCTTTGACGTGCTGAAGAGTTACAAAGCAATCAATGCGGAAGCCGAGAAAAACACAGAGGAGGTTAAAAAGGACAAGTCCCAATGGGAAACGGAACACATCAATCAGCTTCAGAACGAGGTAATGCAAATTAATGGACAGAATGAGCAGATGGAAAAGCTTATCAAGGAGGCGGGAGTTGTGGATCCCACAGTAGAACGCAATCGGGAGTACTTCATCAGCGATTATCAGACACTTCACTACATGAACCGTTACGTGCTCATTTGGATATACTTTGCACTGGCGGCGATATTGTCCTATGTCATGTTTGCATCGGCGCCATTCAGTGCGGTGCGCATTACACTGTTTTCCATATTCCTGGTCGTATTCCCCTTTATCATATATCCGTTGGAATTATTTGTCATGCATGTATATCGCGGCGCATACAACCTTGTCATGCGCAGTCCATACAGCAACGAGTAAAAAGTCTAATGATATAATAACTATGCCGTTATATTTATACGACGATTATTTGAGGTTCTTAGGAACAATTTCGGACGCTGAGGCACGCGCGATGCGGTCCGGGATCCAGCGTGAAAATTACGAAAGGGCCAAGGCTGCACTGGAAAAACTCAAAAACGAAAACAAAGAATTGTATGACCAATTGTATGTCAAGTATGGTGATCGAAAATCCGGGGTTCTCCAGGAAGTGAACGAGACGTCAAAAAAGATTTTAGATGGGTACGACAAAAACGAGGCCATCGTCAAGGAATACAATGCAACCGACGCAAATATGACCAAGCTCCTAAGCACCGAGCTTCCCGTCGCCATGGATGACAACGACGCGGTTCACGAAGGGCTGGAAATGCGGTCAAATACATTGCGTATGAAGATGATCGAGATCATGGACATTGAAAACGAAACAGACTCACTTGAGCACGAGATCCTCAAGAACCATCAGAAAAACGTTACCGAAGTGCGCGACGCAGAACTGCGCCAGGAGCCGACCAGCGACTACAAACGCATGAACGACCGTCTCTACTATGTGTATTATGGGATTCTGATAGCATTTATCGTCGTAATGGTGACAGCAGAGTTTAGCATTACGCGAAAATTGGTATACATTGCATTGGCGGTGTTATTTCCATGGTTCGCGATTTACGTAGAGACCATTCTGTACAATTGGTATCGCGTTGTATCAGCCACCCTTCACGGCGTGCCTTACGACACTCACTTACAGTAAAAAGAATCACAACAATGATCATTGGTGTGATATACCGTTTCGCTTATCCTACTCTTCCTCCAGGAACGCCACTTCCTCGTCGCCCGCTATGTCTTCATCCTCGTCATCACTTTCAGTATCGTTCCCGTAGATGATTCGTATGTTGCGCCACACAGATCCCTTTGGTCGCCCAAACTCCTTCGCAAAGTAGTCGTATAGATCGCGCGCGGTCGGTCCGCCGCGGCCATACGTCGCCGTATGCCATGTACTGAATTCGCTTGATAGATCGGATTTGGTTACCTTGAATCCAGGATCGTCGGTGCGACGGACCTTGTCTCGGATGAACTCGAGGATCGAATCTTGGCTTGACCGATACTCGTTTGACCGCCCCAACACGTCCACGCATTCTTGGACATCGCCGTGCGTGCTCATTGTGCGCTTCACCAACATCGCAGCGAACACCTCCTTCCAGCGCAAGAATTTGTTTGTCATCTCGCGGTCCACCTTGTACTGGTAAGGTTTATCAGGATCACCCGACACTGGATGATCCGTAAAGAGCGATTTGAAGTCCACTACCGCAATGCGTCGCCAGGTACCATTGTCTGTCGCATTGATCTTCATCAGGTAGTTGGTCGCCACCACCAACTTGAACTGTGCTTTGAACGTCACTGGGTCGCTCGCGTATAGCGCTCTGCCGCTGATCGGGTCATTCGCACTGGTGAGCTGCTTGAATACGCCCTCGTTTAGCACATCGTCCTTTGACGGCTCCTGAATCACCGCAAAGCGTTTGCCCTGCAATCCCACAATTTCCGGTGCCGTGCCGCCTACTTTGGCGCGGCGGTCAATAATCAGGGAGGATGGCACGTCCGCCTTGTATTCGCCGAGCACCATGGTCATTAGTTCAATAAGTGCCGACTTGCCGTTCGCCCCCACCCCAATATAGAAGTGCGCGTTCTGACGTTTGTTGTGTCCTGTCATTGTGCTTGCCAGATGGTCCCACATGTACTCTCGTAGCGATTCTTCGGGGAACAGTTTGGTGATGAAATCGTTAACCTCGCTCACCAACTCGTTGTGTTGAGGTCCGAGTTCGCTGTAATTAAGGCCCGTGGACAGTGATAGATAGTCGTCCGGACGGCCCGCACGGAAACATCCCGCCGCAAAGTCAACCACGCCGTTTTCAAAGGCAATAATATCCTTGTTGGTATCCAGCTTGTTCACAAAATCCTGGTCGTAAAACAGGCAACGCGCTTCCTTCATGATGTTTTCCTTTTGCTTGGTGGTTCCCAGCAGATTGACAATCTTGACAAGACGCTTGAGCATTGCCCGAGCCTTGGCCTGCTCTTCGTCGCCTTCCTGTGTGGGTACCAGCGGGCGCCCCTTTTGCTGCTGAATGTTAATGCGATTCATGAACATCCGCTTGATGTCTGTAATTCGCTTGCGCAGGCTCTGGCCCGCGTCGTCGCGACGCCAGCGCCCATTGCAGTATTTATACCAGCTGTTTTTCGATACTGACACACAAACGTACTCGTTCTTGAAGCTCTGATAAAGCAGCTCGGCATAGATCTCCTCCCCAACATTTTCGTTATCCTGACTAATCGTACGACCGCCCGTGGCGCCATATATCACTTGATCCACATAGAAGTCGAGTGTGTCGGTGTAAATTTCCTTATATTTTTCGGGATTTGATTCACGCACCCAATACATGATCGATCGAAACGACAATGGGGCGTCCATCGTATGCACGCGCCCGATCGCATCATCCCAGCGCGCAACGAGTTCGGGGATACAGGTGTACCGAAATCCGGTGGCCTGGGCACTGAATCGAATCCAAACAAACAGAAGCCGCTCACGCTGCCTTACCAGATCGTCGGGTACCGTGATGCTATTTGCGAGAGCCCAACAAACACGAATCCACCGATTGTAGGATCCGCTTTCGTAGTACTCCGGACCAAGGGCCATTACGTAGTTGTACACCTCCCTGACGTTGCGATCTGGACCACGGTCGCCGAGGGATTCGACAAACATGTCCTCTGCAATCTTGAGTGACGCGTCGTCCACGATCCTTGATATGATCTCGCGATTGCTGCCGTCAAAGGCTACCCCGGCCGCCGCGCGCGGGCTTCCCGGGGACACTCTGCCAGTGGACTTATTCTTGAACTCCTCATACTTCGGCATGAATGTAGAACGAAGGAATAGAGCCGGGTGTATCGTACAGCGAGCAGATAGGCGGTAGAGATTGTCAATGTCCGTGACATCAAACGCCTCGACATCCATCTCGTCCATTCCGATCTCACCATCGGTCGTATCATAGGTTACGTCATATATGCGGTACAGTTTATATGGCTTATGCTGCGGCTTTGTCGACCCAAAGAGCTGCCAGTTGACATGTCCTGCAGTAACCCCGTCGTCATACACGTCGTCAATGGAGTTGGTGAGCGGTAGCTTCTCAAACGTGTCACTCATCGTCTTGAGCATTTCGTTACGGAGCATCTGCTGCATCACGCGATTCGCCTTGAGACCAATGATAATATGAATTCCGTCCTTCGTTATCTGCTTGTCCTTTACACAGTTGACCGCGTCCTTCTGTAGCACAAACACCTGAAACCGCGTACCATCGTCCATTTGGTATGCATTCTTCAAGAAATCGAGGACATCCGTAAGTAAGGATTCGACATGTTCTTGTGTATGCTGCCGCACTTTCACAGAGAAATCGTAACGAAAGTCCAAGTCAATGAGGAACGGACCGTCGTCATGCAACTGTTTTTCTGTATAGTATTCTTTCTTCCCTGGTTTTAAAATATCACGAGCATAAAGCCTAAGGAATTTTATATATTCTTCATCTGATGGTATTGATAGTGTGCGACCTAAAATAGACGACTCCTTTGAGCCAATTCGGGTATTCGTCTTTTTCGCCGCATCCACCTTGTCGTTACGGGTGACGCTAACGGACCTAACAAAGTCTATAAATTTCAATTCTGATTCGTCGGGACTGCTCATGTTCCCAGATAGAGTATGTATACATAATCCTGATATCCAGAATCAATTTTTGTTCCGCATTATGTTTGTCCGAACATCGTTTTTCTCATGTTCGTGACTGTACTGAAAATTGAATCACCAAATGCACTTTTTTGTGCAGTAATTATAAGATGCGATTCTGCAAAAACTGCGACAATATGCTGTATCTCGGAGTGGGACGCGAAAACAACAACGAAGTCAAACACTATTGTCGTTGTTGCGGGCACTCGGAGAACAGTGGGGAAATTTGCGTAATCAATATGGACACGGCAACCCAGAGCAAAATACCCATCAATGAATATACCAAGTATGATCCCACACTGCCTCATTTGCATGACATGCTATGTGTCAACCCAGAATGTGCTTCTCACGGCACCGAGCCAAAGGACGTGATTTATATGCGATACAACGAAAGCGGAATGGAGTACGTATACATGTGTTGTGTATGTGACAGTACATGGACCACCAACAAACGGGGATAATGTTTAGAGCGCGATAGGAATAGAAAATTGATCCTTTTTCTTAATCTCTTATTAATGTAAACGAAATGGCCGACCTGAACGATTTTGACGACAAACTTCAAGATGACGACAAACTTCAAGATGATGACAACAAAGTGGACGTCTCGGACGACGAAAAAAGCGTGGACAATAACGACGACAGCGTGGTGGACGAAAATGAAAGCATGGCTGACGACGAAGATGTAGACGACATGTTCGAGATGGAAGATCAGCAACCGGTTGAAATCGTAGCGGATGTTGAAAAGACACAAACCAACAGTGATATGCTGGGTCTCGGCGACTCTGACGTATCCGACGACGAATACGACGGATACGAAAAGTTTGATGATCAAGACAAAAAAGACATTATCCAAAACCACTATCCTGAGCTGGTCCAACACAACTACCAAGAAGTGGAAAAGATGCTCGACATCACCCGCGACGACGCCGGTGTGATCCGCGACCCATTCCACCGCACTATCCCATTTGTCACCCGATATGAACGCGCCCGGGTATTGGGCGAGCGCACAAAACAACTCGACGGAGGCGCGCATCCGATGATTCCTATCGAACCCAACGTCATTGATAGTTACACGATTGCCCTGAAAGAATATGAACAAAAGAAGATCCCATTCATCATAAAGCGACCGCTACCAAATGGCGCTTGCGAGTACTGGCGCTTGCGAGATCTGGAACATATTTAACTGTCTCATACGATACTGATTATCGTATGATTTTTTACGCGTCTTCTGTGACTGCCGCGGGCTCAGCGACGGGAGTATTTTCCGATGCCGGCTCTTCCTTGATGAAATATTTATGAATAGCGTTGGTCAGTGATGTTCTCTTGACCACATCGTCCACGTCGATTTTTCGCATATAATTCATTGGGTTTTCTACTACGTCTTTGATTGTGTGCATATCAACGCCCGGATGTCCATTCAATGGTATGGTCATACCCGGCAGATATTGCTCGATGCGGGTGCATCCATAATAGAGGGGAATACAATGATGTAGCAAGGGATCAATAACCTTTTCCGAGAAATATGCCGGAAACGAACTGTTTTCGACCGCAATGGTGAACCAGTAGTCATTGAATACCTCAATCGGCTTGTTGAACTTCCCTTTGAGACGACTGTCATTGGCGCCCCGGTCCAGTAGATTTTGTGCTCCGTGACCGTATATATCAATTGGCAAATTGGATTGTAAAATAAGGTATAGTAACTGGTTGCGATAGATATGACCAGGCATAAACGATTTTGTTGACAATGCAATTGACATTATTTTTGGTTTTTCCATGTTAATTTCTTTAGGAATGTGGCAATGGGGTAGGTATGCATTGTTTTCCACAAATTCATGAGGAAGACCACGTGAGTCACCCACCAAATACACCGCAACCTTGTTATGAACGTAATGAACAAACCCTGGCGTCATTCCCAGCATAGTAGGGGGCTCCTGTGCAACCCCAATGACATTCTCTTTTGGGACATTTACCTGTACACCCGCACAATTAAACAAAATAACGTGGGTGTAATCATTACCTTCGGTGAATCTATACTTTACATTATACGCAGGGTCCCTTTCAAACCCATAGCTCTGTTCGAGCTCACGCCATACGCTGCTTGCGCAATAGGTTGAAAATATACGAATAATGATCATCGTACATACCTTCCAATAAAACTCTTTATTAGCGTTCAACATATACATCTTTAAGGACGCATTTTACCAGCTTTTCTCGTTTGGTTTCACATTCGCCCGACTCGTCAGCCAACGTTTCAGACATTATTTTCAGATACACGTCATTGTCCGAGGTATCACATTCAAGGGCTCTGGGGTGCGTTTTTTCCCATTCCGCAACATTCTCGTAATTCTTTTCCTCGACGGCCTTGATGATGCGCTTCAATTCCGTCTTTTCATCTGAGTCTTTCTCCCATTTATTACCCTGTTTGATATAAAGCGTCTCGTTAGTGAGATCAGTGCAATGCAATGGTCTTGTATACAAGTCCATTCTTCCAAAGGAATTATACAGTATCGAGCGGATCCCGTCAACATAGCCCACATGACCAATATGCTCGAGATCTTTTATACTTATGCTTAGATTCTGCAGAAAGCTCTGTATGGGAATTGCGTTTTTGCACTGCTCGTTGAGAAAAATGTTGGTGTTCACGGTATTGTTCACCACGTTATTAACGACATTAACATACGAATACGGTTTGTCTGTTATCATGCTATCAATCTGTTTCTGCTGTTTTTTCAGCATGTCCATGAGATCGTCATTTGTTACTGCGGGCGTCACTTTGCACTTCTTCTTATGATACCAGAGACCATTTCTTGATCGAAATAAACGTCCACAATCACATTTAAATGTTTTTGGAGTATCTTCGTCATCTGATTCGGTGCCAGTATTTGGTTCACCGCATGAATCGTCATCTGACGATGACGCGATTTTACTTATAGCATTATTGATATGCTTTGAGGTCTTAAGATGCGCTCGAAAATTGCTCGCTTTTGTACATTTAAAATTGCAAAGTTCGCAATCATATTTTTTCTGTTTGTTGTTTCGGCCCATGTTATACATACATGAGATATCTCTATTCGTATAATTACGAAAAATATCCTACTGTTGGTAAAAGCACGTGTGATATGCTGCGATATATTGTATGTAATTGAAATTTATCGTCAGACAGATTTTTCCAAAAATGTCCTATTTAAAAGCGACAATGCTAAATGTTTTCTGAATTACAAAGTTTATTTTGAGCAACATTTCGGCATTTTTTCGTGACGCTGAGGTTTTTATCATAATAAATTTTAAGGTGTCTTTAAATTGTTCTTACTGAACCGTAAGGAAAAATATGAGACTGAGACTTTTAAGAATTTCAACAATTGTTACTACAACCACTTGATATTTTTGCAAATAATAGCTAAAAAACGGTATTTTTGAGTCAAATCAAAAAAAATGCCGTTTTTGTCACAAGAAAAATTCATGCTAACAAATAAAATCCATATGAACAATATTTTCACAGCATATGTGCAGCCAACTGTTGAAAAACTGAAAAATCGAAAATTTCGGTTGTCACGAAAACGTCACGAAAAATGCCGAAAAAATACCGAAAAATGAAAAAAGAAATTGACTATGGATAACAAAAACGGAATTTTTACAGTCACAAAATTGAAAAAATGAAAATGCAGTTGTGAGCATCATGCTCAGAACGGTTTTTTTCGTTTTTTACAAACTTGTATTCCTTTTTTATTGATTTTTTTCGGAATTTGGTTGATCAGCCCTTGAAAACCAAAAAGACTTTTTCAAAACGCAAAAAAGTGCTTCTGAGCATGATGCTCACAACTGCATTTTCATTTTTTCAATTTTGTGACTGTAAAAATTCCGTTTTTGTTATCCATAGTCAATTTCTTTTTTCAAATTTCGACGAAGAAAGGGTCGCGAATACGAAAAATGAAAAGTGCAATTGACTGTGGAAAACACGGCAAAAATCGACTGTGAGCATAATGCTCAGAAATCATTTTTTCGCTGAATTTTTTTGTTACTGAGGTTTTGTTATCCATAGTCAATTGCACTTTTCAAATTTCGACGAAGAAAGGGTCGCGAATGCGAAAAATGAAAAGTGCAATTGACTATGGATAACATTTTTTGATTTCAGTAAGGATTTTTATGATAGTAGGAACATGAGACAGCGGTTCACATCACAGTTTTATCAAAACACTGAAAATAATTTCGTTTGTAAATATGTCTGTAAATCCATTGTGCGTTTAAAAATGCAATTTTCAAGGTAATTTAGCAATATTGAAACCCGTTTTTGGGCCTTCCAAAATGATGCATCAAAAAATCGGTTGTGAGCATAAATCCGATCCACCCAAACACTTTTGTTAGCATTTGTGCAGAAAGACATTTTTAACATTGGATTTTTATGGGCATACATGTTTTTTTCTAACAACAGTGTATAATACCGATGACGACATCATATGGACATTATATTCGAACACGTGCATGCTGTATCCCGGGTGCGGGACCAACTGGGCCTACTGGTCCGGCAGGATCTTCTGGAGAAACACAAATCGAAACCGCGTCTCTTTTTTTTAGTAATTTAACACTCACTGGACCCGATACGTCCTTTTTACACTATGACAACACCATAACAATCGATAATGGGAAGCAGCTTTTTATGGACGGGACAACCGCTACTGCGGGTATCACGTTTTCAGACGCAACAATCGGTCCAAATGGAGCATACGTGGAATTGTATTTTCATGGAGACATGGAAGCCGGGAGCGCAGGTCAAGGCAATTGGATCGTTTTTGAAATGGTAGGAAGCGACCAAATGGGATCTCCTATTGCGTCAAACAGTTTGGCAACTGTGGATATTGATACTCGAAGTGTGCAAAAGGGAGATCTTCTTCATATGTCATTTGGACCTTCGGCGCATCGACTGGTCGACGGCGCAACTGCAACCCAGACCTTTTGTATCGATAAAGCAAGCACTTATCGAGTCCAGGTCCGAACGGGACGTGCATATACATTAACTGAACTGCGATTAGTAATCAAAGTAATCCAGTACTAATCTATCCATGTGACCGGTAATTTCTTACCAGCTGCCCAATATGTGCAACGCGACTATCGTGAGTTGCCTTGCCCAAAACATACCATTTGCGAAATTTTCGAGAAAATTCGCACAGCATGACATCACTCTTGTAAACATTAACGTATTTCGCGGCCGATACGTTTTGAAAATCCTCTTCGTCATCACTCTCCTCAATTACGTCAAGGTCTGCATTTTCCCGTATCGATCGGAAAATCTTGTTAATTTTCACACTGGTCTCGTAATCGCGTACGCATGCCGATGAAAAATATTCCCGCTTGCCGCCCTCGCCATATGCATATAAATGGTAGTTATCCGAGGCTGGATCCGCCATTACGACAAACGCCGTTTTGTATCGATACTGTCGTTTTGTATAATCGTGCGCATACTGACATTCATATGACATGCTTTGCAGCTGCAATTTGGGCTTACTGGGTACAACCATTTTGGGCACGCTAACAACCAGATGAGGCGTGCGTTTTGTCTGTGCTCGATATTGAATGTGATGAACCGTGTACCCAATAACGTTTTTCACTTCCATGGGGATTTGGCCGGTATATTCATGGCCACACTCCCAAGTAAACGGCAAAAAGAAGTGAATTCCGTACTTCATAAACAGGCCGCGACATGTTTCTGCTACACTTGCCATGAGGTACCAGCGTTCCCGCATTTGATAGTTTCGCATAGACAGGCCGCTGTAATGGAAAATATCCTCAATCACAAAATAACTGTGTTTGTTTTGCTGATTCCTCACGAATGTCCCGTATACCATGGTCCCGAGGGCAAGAGGGATATTGTCATGTGGAAGACAGATGCATCGTCCCAACTTATGTTGACGGTCCATGTCAAAAAACAGAGCTACGTATCGGTCCTCCTGAAAGGTGAACCAGCACAGTCGTTTTTTTCCGTAGGGGATTGCCACCGCCATGTCATATACTTGTCCTTCTTTCTTATGATGCATAGTTTCGTAAGAAAGATCATACTTGGGCGCCCGCTTCAAAAATGTATCTACTTCGTGATGTTCTAACTCCATATACACTACATGCACCATGCTTTATGTTAGTTATCACAGCTACTAAAGTCTCAGTAAGGATTACTCGGCGCCCCCATTGCGTTTGCAAACTCGGCCTCTAAATCGTCGTCCGGCTCGATTCCCTGAAACTCCTCGTCAAAAATGTCGTTTAAATTGTCGTCAAATTCCACGCGCTTTACTGTGCGGAGCACGGGTGTCGTATACATGGATTGCGTATACTTGTATATTTGATGTACCCCCACGATGATCAAAAAATATAACAGGGCATAAAGGAGCAAACTCATTAATTGTTGGAGATATCTGAAACCGGGGCGACAAACGCGGGTTCATCGATAAGCATCATGGCCATGGCCGCATAGTTGTGTAGGTCAATCAGCGTGTCGCGGATGCCTTCGTCCGCCACCAGATTCACGCCGGTTTTTGTGATGGACATAGCGCGCTGGATCTTGTCCTCGATGCGCATGAGAACGCCTACCACCCCGTATTTTGCAAATGCGTCGCCGTAGTCCGCATTCTTCCGCGTAAATAACGCCAGACCCTCGGCTTGAACCGCTTTCAACTGTTCTACACGATTCATTTCTATGTCATGCGGACAAGACTCTAAGCGGTTGCCATGTATTTATTTGGAAAATTGATTATTTGATTGGACAAGATGACAACAAAAAGCATGATAACCGTTATCAGTATCGACAAAAAGGCCGTACTCAAGGAACATTCGGTAAAGAGCGTGGAACCGGAAGCACTGTCGCGCAAAGCGGGGTTCAAGAGTCCCGATGGGTTCGAGGTGCGCGCCACCTGGGAATGCGAGGTGGGAGGCAAAAAGTTCTGCATCAAGCTGTATGCCAAGAATAGTGGACGCGCCAACTACGAAAACAAGTACGATCTTCCGCCACCGGTGGACACCCATCTGTATTTCGGCACCATGGTCCTGGTAAACTACGAGGGAGACAGCGCCAAGAATCTCTCGCTCGTCGAGTGGAACAATATCTACGAGCACCTGTTTGGGGGGTTCGAAGATATCGGCTCCGAGGACAGTGAGGAAAGCGAGAGCGAGGACGAAAAAAATCTGACAAAAGAGGGGTATCTGGTGGATGACTTTGTGGTGGCCGACGACGAGCTAAGCGAGGAGGAATATATCTGAGAAAATTGAACAAATACCGTACATGTTTTTATTGCACATAAACATGGTAACGTATACAATCAAGTATCCAGACGACTTTCGCAAAAAGGTGGCGAGTAGATTCGCGGTCCTTTTGGACGATAAGAATCAAGGCATTAACATGGAAAAGGGTGTATTCAACTACGCGATCCGAGACGCGCGCTACAGAAAGGTGATCAAAAAGTGGTGTAACAAGCACTTCGTGCGCATATACCAGTCCAAGCTATGGACGGTACTCAACTGCCTGCGTAAACCCTGGATCATGGAGACAATCAACAGCGGAGAGCTGCTTCCGCAGCAGCTGGCCTTTATGACGCACCAGGAAATCGACCCGGGACGATGGAAGGACCTGATTGCAAAAAAAATAAAGCGCGATGAGAGCAAGATGGCACAGCGCATCGAGGCAAGCACAGATATGTTCACTTGCAAGCGATGCAAATCGAAAAAATGTACTTATTATGAGCTTCAGACACGTAGTGCGGATGAGCCTGCGACGATCTTTATCACGTGCATCGACTGCGGTAAAAACTGGAAGAATTAACTTCCAGTTTTCGAAATTTGGGTTGCTTACCAGCCTATTTTTCTCACGTTTTCCATGGTCACGCGTGCGTCACGGATGAACGTCCATACCTCGAACCGTTCCATGATCGGCTTGACATATTCGTCGTATTTCATCTTGAGGGCATAGAATACAGGCCACGTTGCGCGCATCTTATGAAAGGGGAAGATCCAGGTCATGAAGAACACGAACTCGTGCTTGGTCATGGTATGCATGGGCGACAACACCAACTTCGTTCTTAGCGCGTCTCTCTCAGATTTCCATCCATGGAATAACTGCTGTATCTTGCGTGCAGATGCATCAGCAATGTCGTTTCTTAACGCCACCGCTGTTTTGCAGAAAGCGAGGTCATGGTAAGGAAGGCACTTATAGATAAGCATTTCTACTTCGGCGGGGACAGTATTCATATTGTGATATATACTATAAGTTATTTACGGTTTCGCAATCAATTTTCTCGGTCATTCATCCAACCCCATCTAAAACTTGATCAGGCACTTGGTCTTGGGCTCTTTTTTCGCCGGTGCGTCGGGGTCGTGCGAGAGCCGCCATGAGGTTTCCGTCATGGACTTGTATGCGTCGCTGTTCGACGTGAATATCCGGTAGCCGTTCTTCTTGTAGAACTTGCGCCGCGCGTTCCACTGGTTCATAAAGTGTTCGTGTGGGTCAATGAGATCGATCACCATCGGATTGTTCCCACGCACGCGCAGGATGCGCCCTACAGACTGTGTGATATCCGTTTTGGGGGACGCCATCACCAGTGTCGAAAGCGACTTGATGTCGAGGGCCTCGGCGGCCATGGCGTAGGTCGCCAACACAATCTGTTTCCCCTCGCTCTCCTCGAGGGCCGCGGGCTTCATGCCGCCCACGTAGTAGCCGCAGGACGCGAACCCACGGTGATTAATGGCTTCGAACAGGTAAGTGAGCAGTGCGCGCTGGTGCGTGAGCACGATAATCTGTTTTTCCTTCCGCTCCGCAATGAGGTCCTCCAGCATCTTCACCAGGAAATCGCTCCGCGGTCCGTAGTTGCTCACCTTGGACAACATGGTGCTGTATTTAGGGTTGCCGCGCCAGTCGTACTCCATCTCGTTAAACTCGGGGTCCTGGGACTTCCAGTAGACCCCGCGCACCAGCACCTCGTCGTCGCCCGACCGCTCCTCCGAGTAAATGCGTTCCCCGATAAACATGTACAGCACATGGGTCAACTTGTCCTTTCGCTCCACAGTGGCCGAGATGCCGAGCATGTACGGCGTGACCGCTTTGAACAGGGCTTTGGAGAACTGCTCGCTGCCAATGCGGTGCACTTCGTCGATGACCGTGAGCCCAAAGTCGGAGAAGGCGCTCGACCCAAAGTCCTTGATGTAGAGGGTCTGTAGCATGCCAATGACAATGTCCTTGTCTTCCACGTCGTAGGTGGTGCCCTGGATGCGACCCACCCGCGCGTCAGGGAGAAACTGCTGGATGCGCTCAACCCACTGGTTCAGCAGGAATTCCTTATGGACAATCACCAGGGTTTTTTGCTTCAGCTCGCTCATGATCTTGAGTGCCATGACCGTTTTTCCGCGTCCGCAGGGCACCTCAAGGATGGCACCGCCGCCTTTCTCGGTCGCCACGTGGTTCACGTAGCGCGCCACAATATCCTTTTGGTAGTCGCGGAGCTCGTTCGCAAATGTCAGGTGCGGGGCGTCGTCCTCGCGGATCCGCAAATCGGTCTCGTCGGGGATACCGAACATGCGTTCCCCGTAAAACCGCGGGATGTAGATCTTCTTTGCGCTCTCGCGATAGCAGTAGAATCCACCCACGTCGCCACCGATCATGGTATTTACAGCGGGCTTTGCGTACAGGTCCTCCCGGAGCTCCTCGAGACGCTCTTCGGAAAGCGCCGATTTAGGCACAGTGTACCCGCGGGCGCCCATTCGCGCCGCGGCCTGCACAGTTTCTTTTTCTTCAATAGGTATCTGCATGGATACACGAATGGTAGGCAACTGCTTATACGGTTTTGCGAAAAAATCCTCGTGTATAGTATACGATGAATCTTGTCCCTGAACTCAGCACTACTCAATGGATCGTGTTCTCCGCCCTGATATTCTACATTGCGGTGGACGTAGGAACCCCCCTTTTCCTTGCCCGCCTGGTGGACACCCGCCTCGGCATGGTGGTCGCCATTCTCGCTGCGGTGTACCTGTTTAGAAACTTCGTCCCGGCCATCGCCGCCGCGGGCGCGTATGCTCTCTACATCCTGGTGACCCGTTCGGGCTTCGTGACCGGCCGTGACGCCATTCAGGAGCACACCCCCAGCCAGATCAACAAGGATATTGCCATGCTCGCCATGAACCCTCCGAAAACCCAGACCCTGGAGGAGGAGATGGTCGCCAAAATGGCCCCCGTCCGCAACGAAATCGCCGTGTTGATCGACACCCCCTTCAAGCCCGTGGCTGCCGACATTGACGGTGCCTCCAAGCTTTAAGTAACGAAAATATTATTTGATTGACGCAATGTGATGAATTTCATCATATTGCTTGTTTATGTGCGATTAGTTGCCCTGACCAAATAAATTGCCAAGATTACCAACCCAATTTGTTATCATATTTCCTTGATTTCTTTCATTAACTACTACCGGTTTGCCCTGTACCGATTTGGCTATCGATTCAGAGGGTCCCACACCATCCGCCTCAGTGTAAACGTTTGATTCGCGATTAAAAATGGTTAGCAAGAAAGATCCAAGGGTAATCGAGTAAATCAAGGCTGCAAAGACGAGTGCTTGATATGACATCCCGTCACCTTTTCCGTATAATCGGAGCATAATACCAATGATAAAGGTCACAAGGAAAAGTAAGACATATACGACATACCATGGCATTTGTGTTTTTCCTTCTTTTATACCAAGGATTGATAACCCTGTCCCCAGCACCTCACTGGGCCATCCAAAGTTTGAATAAGCCTCTTCACGAGGTAGATACAATTGGTGGCTCTTATGATAATAGAACCGCGGGTCATTACTCTTCATCATAATTGCCAGTACTGCACCAATGAATGCGATGAAGATGTACATGGAAAGCGCAAGATGAGTAGAGTCCTGCTTAACAATTCCCTCAAAGAAGTGGAGACTGACAATGAGCATGGCAAGGATCCAGAATATGGTATTTGACTGAGCGATACGAGTTTCTGCGCATTCAGGAAAGTCATCCTGGTTTTTACATATGTACCCACTTGATTTCGTTCTATCATACCACTCGATGATGCTCTCAATCACATAAGTGCGGTAAAACCACGGTACGACCATATACACGCCCACAAGTGCAATGAGGAACATACCGGCAAACGTCGCGTGGCGTTCAAACATGCTCTTGGAGGACACCTTGGCATACTCGCTGTTAATGGGAATGTTGTAGGCGGCAATTGTATCGGCACTTTCACCGGTGGGATTGCAGTCAATGTAGATCTGATCGTCGTTCTCCAAGTTGAGCGGAATGATGGAGTATGCCGACATGTTGGGCTTGGGGAGAAACCCGGGCTTGCCACGGAACTCGTCGGGATACTCGGGGATGTACACGGGATCAACAAATACGACCGCCATGACATTCCCGGTCGAGTACTGGATCGCGCGTGTCTCGTTCTCCAGCGCTCGCGCCAGGTTAAAGGACACAGAGGTATCGTCACCTGAGGCAAATGCTGCCACCTCGGACACCAAGTTTCCTACCGGGGTCGACACGGCCATGGGGTCCACCATTACAGGAATGTAGACAAACAGCTCGTTCTCGTTGGAGTGTGTGTGTTTAATCATAATCTCCCCCGCTTGGTTCAGACCGTCGATGTTGTGATGCTTGCCCATCAGGTACATCTCGCGCGGCTGGTAGTCGACGCCTCCCAGGGTCACCGTTTTGTCCGGAAAAATGGAGGTGAGGCGGGTAATTTGCGTATAGTCATTCTGTCTTCGTAGGGTGTTGCCATTGAGGCTGAGAGACCGAGACGTGCTAAAATCGTGAATAAGTATCTGATTGAGGTCTGGCTCCTTATTTGAATTGAATGATGTCATATACTGTATAGCTATACAAAATATGACGATGTTCTCTACAGAACGTTGGGTAGATATCGCGGCAAGGCGTTTTCGTATTTCGTAACGGTGAATACGTCGTTGTATCCATCGACAAACACGGTATCGCCCGACACAATTGAGTCGCAACCGTATTCTGAGGTGCAGTCTTTCCCGTTCACCTTGATGGGTAGGCGGGTGTTCACCGATCCGGTGTTCGACATGGTGTAATATTCCCACAGGTCGCGACCGCGGTCGGATGCGCGGGCCATCAAGGGAAGGATCAGGTTCTCGGGGGACCCCTGACGGGTGAGAATACCCATTTGCTGGAAGCCCGCGTCGTGGGCCGCGCCTCGGGTGCGCTGGTTGATGGGCACGCCCTGAGTGTGGTCGAGCGGTGCCCTAAACGGGTCCGAAAAGATGTTGTCTTGACGATCGCTTATCATGCGCAGGTCGAGCCGCGTCGCAGGTGGCTCTCCGCCCTTGCGCTCGGGCGTTTTAAATACGTAGTATGCGATACCAATCGCAGCAGCGAACATCACCATCGACATGTTCTCTACACATATGACTCCTGGAGGGCACTGTTTTGGCATTATAATACCGTGATAAATTTACCGTGATGAAGTTATCCAAGAGCGCGCGCAATGAACTTGAGTGCCGAGATGAACCGAGAACCGCCGTCGCCCATCATGGAAATGCCCGGTCTGGCCTCACTGGGGATGTCCTTGATGACAATATCGCTGAGGCGCTTGAATTGGTTTCCAACGGTGGACGTCTTGAGTCGCTTGCAGTTGTAGCACTGGTCGCGCACCCAGCGAGGGAAATGAATAATGTGGAACCCCGTCAAGCCAAAGATGACCTTATCTAAATATTCCATGAATTTCCAAAACATCTTCTCCAATGGTTTGAGATCAATTCCTACAAGCCCAAAGACTGCCACCACCAGACCAATAGTCAAGAGGTACAGAATCTTGCCCATGGTTTCCAGGATGTACCATAGCATACAGCTTGGTGCGGAGAACAGGATGCGCATGAAGCAAAAGAGGTGCGAGATGGCAAACTCGATAATGTACAGAATCAGCACAAAGTACTCCCATATCCCCTTCATGATACTGAAGATTGTGAGCGTGATGGTGAGAACCGCGCCAGTGATGAGGAAGAGAGTGCCCAGAGAAATGTCCACGAAAAACTTGGCGAGGCCGGTGACATTCGTCAGGATCTTGAACACCGCGGTAAATATCTTGAAAATGGCGCGGACAAAGGGTTCCTTTTTCGGCCTTTCCTTGATGCCCGTGGCATACAGTGTCTCGTTATAGTAGTACCTGGCCTTCTCCCGAATGCTGATGCCCGTCATCTCCTCGACGATATAGGCCCCACATATGGACAGGATGCCAATGATAAATAATAATTGTATAAGATCTGGGTTCATATACAATAGTGCGCGATTTTACTCCATGTACTTGCGTCCAAACTCCTCAAAGTGCTTGTACTTGGTGATAAAGGCCTCGGTTTTCTTCAAAAGCGGTTCGAGCTTCTGGGCACCTCCCACCAGTTCGTTCTGTGCCTTGAGGATGTCGTGGAGATCGTCCTGAATGTCCTTGCGCTTGTTCAGGAGCTCCGTCAGCTGGGCTTTGGTGAGGTTTCCAAACTCCTCGCCCATGTCATCTTCGTCGTCGTATTCCGTTGTGTTCTCCGCATCATCTTCTTCATTCTGTTTGTCCTTCCCGTTTTTCTTTTCACCTTCACTGTTTTTATCGTTTTTTCCATTCTTTTCTTTTCGCTTTCCGCCCTTGCCATTTTCTAAACCCTCGCGAGTGCGACCACCTACCACAAGAAAGGTATGGGCGGCAATGATGGCGATAGAGAGAACAATCGTCACATTGCGGGTAAAGAACGAAGCTGCGAGACCGGCAAGCAGAAACACAAACATGGCCGGCATGTGACAGTAGGCAATTAGGTAAATGGCGTCAAGAATGGCAAAGACAATAATAGCATTTATGATGGTATTTTCGTTGATGGATCGCATCGTATATTATACGACGCGATATAAATCGGGGAGTTACGCGGATCCCTCCACGGCAATGGTGAGCATGTTCATGACATCGGTTACGATAACCTCGGTTTTTTCCAGAGAACATGCGGTATCTGGTTCGTCCATAGTATCTTCACATAGGCATTCAGGTATGGTATCATCTGAAAGGTCGCTCGTGCTTTCGTTCTCTGCTTTTTCGGCGATGAAAATGGGATCGTCCTGATAAGAGGGGGGAATGCACTCGTTCTCGTAAATATCGAGGACCTCTTTGACCACTTCCTCTCGCTGGATATCATCGCTCTGGAATTCGATGCTGGTGATACTCGAGCTGCGGCGACCACGAAACTTGTTCAGAAAGTCCTCGAGGCCGTTCATGGTTTCTCCGCGGTCGTGTTGCTGTAAATCGCCCGTAATGACGATGCGGCTGTTTTCTCCGATGCGCGTCAGGAGCATTTTCATTTGCGACACGGTGGAGTTCTGCATCTCATCGGCGATGATCCATGCGTTCTTGAAGGTGCGGCCACGCATGTATCCCAGAGGAGCAATCTCGATTTTCTTTTCCTCCAGTAGCTCGGACACCTCCTTTACACTCATAAATGTGTATAATATGTCATATATGGGCCTTACCCATGGCGCCATCTTTTCCTCCAGGGTCCCGGGGAGGTACCCCATGTCTTCGTCCACGGCGACAGAGGGGCGGGTAAAAATGATTTTTTCTATAGTGCCTCGCATGAAGTAGCGAACGCCGTATTCGGTGGCAAACAGGGTCTTGCCCGTTCCCGCAGGGCCAGTGGCCACGACGATCTTGCTCTTCTTGCTTTCCAATACTCTCGTATATCTCTCCTGACTGATGTTCTGGGGTCGGGTAAACATGCTATCAAGCCGCTCCTTTTCTCGTGCGGATAAGTGATGATAGGTGGTACCCTTTGAGGCAACCACATCACTGACGGTTTCGTACTCGTCTTCCATGAAGCATGCGTCCACGTACTTTTTGGTGCGCTTTGACCTCCGAGACCCATCCGTCCTTGATTTTTTGGATTGCATGGGCGAGGCGCTAATATATACTGTATGGACATATTATTCTCCGCCAAATATCAAATCCATATGTATTATGCTAACACACGCTCACAAACACTATTGATATTTTGAATTTATGCTCACAATGATTATAAATCGAAAAAACATAAAATCTACCCTCCTTTTATTGTAATTTAGGAATGGCGGATTCTTCGACGTTCAAAGAGCCCCTGCTTACACCTGACGATAGACGCTATGTAATGTTTCCTATTAAAGACGATGACATCTGGAAAATGTACAAAAAATCGGTGGATAGTTTTTGGGTCCCCCAAGAGTGTGACTTATCGAGGGATTTGGGAGACTGGGACAAGCTGAACGCTGACGAGAAGCACTTCATAAGTATGGTGCTGGCATTTTTTGCTTCGTCGGACGGCATTGTTCTGGAGAATCTGGCTGTGCGATTCATGAGCGACGTGCAACTCGCTGAGGCGCGTGCGTTCTACGGATTTCAAATTGCCATTGAGAATATCCACAGTGAAATGTACAGCCTTCTTATTGATACCTATATTAAAGACAAGGAAGAGCGGGAAAAGCTCTTCAATGCACTGGATCACTTCCCGTGCATCCAGAAAAAGGCTGACTGGGCCCGAAAGTGGATCAACGACAACCGCAGCTCCTTTGCGGCCCGCCTGGTCGCCTTTGCGGTGGTAGAGGGCATATTTTTCTCATCCAGTTTTGCATCCATCTACTGGATCAAGAAGCGCGGACTCATGCCTGGTCTCACCTTTTCCAACGAGCTCATCTCACGTGACGAGGCACTCCATACAGAGTTTGCCATTTTGCTCTACGGGAAGCTCGAAAAAAAGCTGTCCAAGAAGCGCATCCACGAGATCGTGTCGGAAGCAGTGGACATTGAGAAGGAGTTCATTCTTGAGGCCATCCCATGCCGCATGATCGGCATGAATGCCAAGCTCATGAGCCAGTACATCGAGTTTGTTGCCGACCGTCTATGTGTCCAGCTCGGATATGACAAGATCTACAGCAGCGCCAACCCATTTGACTTCATGGAGCTCATTAGCGTGGAGACCAAGGTCAACTTTTTCGAGCGCACCAACTCGGAATACTCACTCGCTAACAAAAAGGTAGACGCCAATGTGTTTGACTTCACCGCGTCGTTCTAAACCGTATGTTTTTGAAAACATATGGTTGAATTATGCCATGATGGTATTGATGGTGAATGTTACAAAGAAGACAAAGATGATAGTGATAAAGGCGTAGTTCAGGTAGGGCCACTTCTCCCAGGCGCCTTCTGGGATGTACTTGGGTACCAGTTCGGGGTGCGCCTCCAAAAAGCTGGCAAATTCTGCCCCCGCCGTAAGACCGATAAAAATCGACAGGATGAAGATGGCACTGCCGAGTGCGGTTAACAGAATGCGCATGTTTTTACCACGGAAAGAGTTACTGAAACCAATGAGTGCGATTGCTACGGTCGAACTCACAAACATATTGCGCTGACCCGATATCAGATTTGCATACACGCTTTCGGCATTGATGGAAGTGGACATACTATACATTATACCGCGTTAAAAACGTGCGTCATTTGGTTGAAGTTCAATACAACATTGACATAAACATATATCGGTGGTTATAGTAACCTCATGTGCGGAATCTTCGCATTCCTCAATAACCATGGTCAGTTTAATCCCAAGTTTATCCATCACCACTTTCAAAAAGGGCGGGCGCGTGGCCCAGACACGTCTGCCCTTACAAGAGAGATGAACGGAGTTATTTTAGGGTTCCATCGTCTCTCCATTAACGGACTCACGTCGGATTCCGACCAACCCTTGTGGTTGGGCGACATCGCACTCATATGCAACGGCGAGATATACAATTATCATGCACTGGTTGATGCGCTTGATTGTGAAATGACGACAGAATCGGACTGTGAGGTCATTTTGCATTTGTATGCTCGGTTTGGAATTCGCCAGACGCTCCGCATGATTGACGGAGAATTTGCCTTTGTTATTGCCGACTTTCGCAACGTAAACACCCCAGCGATACATGTATGTCGCGATCCATTTGGGGTACGGCCCATGTATACCATCAACGGTAAGTATGTTACGAGTTTTGCATCGGATTTGAAGCAAATTACTGCATTTAAGTGGGAAGGGGCGGTGGGTCATTTCCCACCCGGGACCATTTATACATACACGCCCAACAATAGTAAGAAACATACGTGGTGTATCGAGCGTTCGGTTCAGTATTATACACCGTCGCCGTGTATCATTGGGAGAAATATGGAGATTGCAGACATTCACGAGGGAATACGGCATTATTTTTCGCGCGCGGTGCAAAAGCGGTGCATAAACACACATCGGCCGTTTGGTTGTTTATTATCAGGTGGTCTTGATAGCAGTTTGGTCTGTGCGCTCGCTGCGCTCTATGGCAGACAAAACAACTCGAAACCGCTGCGCACATTTTCAATTGGTCTAAAGGATTCAGAAGACCTCATGTGGGCAAAACGAGTTTCCGAACATATTGGGTCGCAACATCATGAGGTCGTACTAACAGAACAGGACTGTGTTGACGCCATCGAAGAAGTAATTTATGCCACGGAAACCTGCGATACAACCACAATTCGTGCCAGTATCGGAAATTATCTCATTGCCAAGTATATCCGGAACCATACAGATATTCGTGTTGTGCTTAACGGTGATGGTTCTGACGAGCTATGTGGTGGATATCTATATATGCATGCAGCCCCCGACACACTAACGTTTGACCACGAGTGTGTTCGCCTGTTGCGCGAGATACACGCATTCGATGTGCTACGATCGGACAAGTGTATGGGCGCACATGGCCTTGAGGCGCGGACCCCATTCCTCGATCGCGAGTGGGTTGACTTTTATATGAGCATCCCCGCGCACCTTCGGAACCATGCCATCCAAGGTGAACAAGAGAAATATTTGCTGCGCAGGGCATTTGATACCGAAAACGACATGTTTTTGCCAAATGATGTGTTATGGAGACGCAAAGAGGCGTTTAGCGACGGCGTTAGCAAACAGTCACGATCGTTATATACGATCTTGCAGGAGGCCATCGAACAAAAAGATTTCAAGTACGTCCCGCCCAAGACACACATTATGCCCAAGACCATTGAGCAAATGTACTATAAAAGCGTATTTGATGTGCATTTTTCGGGTTGCGATTCGGTGATTCCTCATTATTGGATGCCGCGATTTGTAGATGCCCGTGACGCAAGCGCGCGCACGCTCGATATCTACCGTGCGCCGTTGGAGTCGTAGTTTTTTTTCACACGGTTATGTATATGTTTATCGACCACAACAAGAACAACGTGAAAACGATGCCAACTGATTTCAAAGCACCTGCGCAACCACAGATTCTTAGTGCCCCAATACCGTCGGGAGCGTACGATCCGGCTGCGCTCATGGACAAAATAAATCTGGAGGTGCCGCAAAATACGCCGTTTGTCTCATTCTATGCAGACAATGAAAGTATGGATGTCGAGGACGACGATTCTCTTCTTGAGCGCCTCAACAAACATGTGTCACAGAGCTTGTCGATGCACGCATATGTGGGCGCCCTTACTATTACCGGTATGTACATCGTATATAAGATGATGCGTATTCCAAAATAAAATGCATGCTTTTCTCGGTTAGCGAGAAAAGTATTTAGTTTGATGCAAGCACACAATGTTGCTAAAGTACAACATTTATAGGCTATTATCATTGTAGTTGCGCAGGGTCGCACGCTCACGTTTGAAACGTGCGTAATCGGATCCCGATGCGGTTCTTCCGGTTCCAGACACATTGCGGGTGTTCGTGTAGCGTCCATCGCTGTTGGCGCCGGTCCACGACATGCGCACCACGCGGCGCGCGGCGACTTCCTCTGCTTTCTTGTATCCCAATGAAGTTGGTTTTGGCGAAATTCCTTGTACTCCTCCTCCAAGACTGGTCATATACAATAGCGAAACATTTTTTGGCACAGAATCGAATATTGGGCGCAACCACATAAACATTGGTCGGATGGTTGTATATGTCAGACGATTCTTATAATCATGAAGAGCCCCTTTTGTCCGACGACACGGACGAGATGAACGATTGTGACCAGCACGGCGACCCCGATGAAGAATGCATTGAAAGCGATGGACACGAAAGCGACAGTGACAAAGACAGTGTGGATGGAATGAACGACGTCACGCTTCAGTATTTGTTAAATGCAAACACCTACCAGCGCGTGATGAAATCCAAGGCTCCCGAGGAGTACGGTGATGTGTTTCTCGACAAAATGAAGCAGTACAAGCGCGAAATTGTGGACACGGTGAACGAAATCATTGAGGGCAAAGTGGTTTCCACTGACGTGAACGAGGCCTTTCGCTCCTTCGCAAAGGCTGTGTTCCGTACGTGGGAACTGGAAGCAATCCAGGAGACCAACGAAAAGGAACGCGAGGAATATGAGACAAAGCAGATGGTAAAGGACAGTGGTCCCGGGTGGTCCTTTTGGAGCGCCGAGCGTGTTGTCAAGCGAGGATAAAGTCTCAGGGTATATCAGATGACAACTGCAGCGCGGTTTTCACGAAAAAAACCCATACGAAAATCTCGGTCCAAAAAAGGCAACAGTAGCAAGAACAAGACGCGGTGCGCGCCCCTTTACCGGGGATCGCGGAGCTGCTTTACCGAATCTGCATTGCGCGAGATAATTGCCCATTATAATGCACATAACGACCCTCCCATTCGCGCGGATTCGGAGCGCGGCATGTGGAGCGCACTGAAGCGTCGGGTCAAGGACTGCGACGACGAAATGTGCTGGCTGGAGGGACTGCCGGACTACGTCGCCCAACGTCTGCGCACGGAGCACTTTGCGCCCATTCCCAGGTATGCTAAAAAATGGCGCAAGAACCGCGACACCTGGCTTACCAACGAGGACATTGAACTGGTCATGGAGCAGTACGAGCGTGCGCACCCTGAGTTCGTCTTTTTTTCTCCTGCGCCTATTGATTTTGCAGACCAACAATGGTCAGGCGCATGTATCGTGCCTGAATTATGTATGTACTCCCCTGTCGACATGGGGGACAAGACCAAGGCCGGATGGGTATTTAACCTCGACCGTCATGACGGCCCTGGCACCCATTGGGTGGCACTTTACGCCGACTTTGCAGCCAAATACATTATGTTTTTTGACAGCGGGGGCGACGGCGCGCCACCAGAGATCCGCGATTTTATCGAGCGCATCAAGGCAGATGCACCGGACATTACCGAGTACGTAACGACGATGGAACACCAATTGGAAGATGGACAGTGTGGTATGTACGTCTTGTATTTCATCGCGACGCATGTCACGGGAATGATTGACGGCAAACATGCAACGCCAGAGAAGGTCGTGAAGTATTTCAAGGAACATCGGGTCAGCGACGCCGATATGGCAAAGCTCCGTCCTGAATGGTTTAACATGTGAGGTCTCTAATCTCGCAAAATATGTACAGTTATTGTATATCTATACATACCATGAGTGAATCAAAATGTAAGGCGGAACAAGAAGATGCCAGCGGAAACACATCCGGTGCAATTTGTAATGACATGGCTGAGGCAGAAGGAATGAATAAGATTAAGGACATATATCGTAAATACTTATTAAACAATCGTCCCGAAAAAGAGAAAACCGAAGAGTGTAAGAAATATTCAAGTGATAAACTGGCAATAATCAATCAGTGTAAAAAAGAGGCAGAGGAGAATCTTCCCGAGTTTATCATACCCGATGATCCAGAAACACAAGAACAAGAACCTGTCGACAACAACGCATACTTTGACAAAACCAAACAAGAATTTACGACTATATTAAACAATTTGCAAAATGCCACAGTAGACTTTGCCATGAATATTAATAAAAACAACGATATTAACATTATTGCTGAAGAAGTGAGGAATATAGAATATTTACTTGACAGTAGAGTCAATGGATATAATAAACGATTAAACAATTTATCGACCAATGAGTTGAAGGAACATGCCGAAATTGTTGAAAGCATAAATGAGATTATTGAGAAAATAGGCGATGCGCGTGAGAAATTTCACAAACAATACGAACGACTGGTGAATCCTAAAAGGAAGTTTGGTGACGCTTACACCATCCGAACCAGGGTGTTCCCGGCGCCTTTCACGAATCAAAAAGGTACCGATATCGGACGCATCGAGCAGGTGTACGAGGGCGAGCTCCCATACGGCGCCACCGACTACGTCGACCACTTTTTGGTTAACCTGTACCGCAGCATCGAGAATGAAACGGGACAGGCCAATGCCCAAAAAGCCTTCGAATACGAACAGGCAGACCCGCTTATCATTCGCCCCCTGAAGAACAAGGACGGCGGCTCCCGCAATGCCAAGAAGAGCGCGAGCAAAAAGTCGCGCACGCTCCGCAAGAGGCGCGCACGCAAGTAATGCGAGAAAATGCATAGCCGGCTATTCATTTTCCTGGAATTCTTCCCTCAACGGCTTAAACACTTGACGGCGGTACTTTCAATGGCTGCTTTTGTAAGTGAAGAAAATCAAAAACGTTTATGGGACGTCATCAACGCAAGGCAAGACGTGGCAATGGCGTTCGGTAGCGAGGCGGAAAAGGTGGAATGGTTTAGGAACTTTATCCGTGATACGCACTCCCAAATCGGTCCGGTTTCACACGACAAACTCAGACGCATCAATCGTCATGTTATGCAAGCAATGGCGACTGACATACGCAACCGGATAGAAAGCATACAGCCGGTAGGTGCAAGTCAGTCATACGAGTCCCGTGAACGGGAGTACAAATCCCTTCTGGAAACGCCAAAACCCCCACAACCCGATTTTGGCGAAAATACCCTGGACGCGCCTGTCACACAGCATGACATGGACGCGCTTATGAAGAGCAGAAACGAGGTGTCAGTCGGAAATCCCATGGCCGGGGAAATACAGGCGCTGCGGCGCGACATGTCCAAGATGCAGGAAGCATTGGACGCAATACAATTGGGCATCAAGTCGCTCACAGATGCAGTGATGACAAAACAGGTCGGGAATGCAGTCGTCGTTGCTTCAGACAAACCAAGCATAGATACTGTAGACACAGAGGCCCAGACTGAAGAGCCCGAATACGAGGAGGAAATCATTGAAATCGTCGAGTGATTATGTGGGCACAATGTATATGCTATTTAAACATCTATTCGGCGATTTTGCCATGGACCATATCCTTGTGTTCATTAGCTACTTCGCCATCATTATATTCATATTTCCGCTGGAGGGAATCCTGTTCCCCAAGCTCACGGCCAATCTGTACAAAGTGATCCAGGAGACCAAAAAATTCGCAGATCCGTACAACATCAAGGAGAACCTCAAGCTCCTGAATGCGCCGGGGCTCATTGTCGCCACGATTATCCTGATGGCAATAGGAAAGCTTGCGGACATTGGAAAGTTCGCCATTGAATCACATTTGAACCCCACATATTTCAAATACTTACGGTCGGCCATGTTTGCTGGTACGGTGAACCGTAGCGTCTCGCAGTATAAGGACATCAAGAGCGCAGAGTATCTCGCGCGCGGCATGGAACTGACACGTAATGCGCGCGACCTGTTCCACTACATGCTTGGACACTATATTCCGTATTTGGTCATGACCCTGGTCTATGCCGTCTATTTGGCGTACACCGTCCCGGGTATGTGGAAGATTATCTTGGGTGGCTCCCTCATTCTCATCATGTACAGCATGTACACCGCCGTACATGCTATGGATCTTGCCAGGGACCGCGAAGACTTTTTCATGAACAATGTTGCGGAAGAGCTGCAGAGCAAGCTGGGTAACATGATGAATATCGTCGTGAATAACCAGGGTGATGAGGCGATTGCCAGCAACGATGCCATGGAAGAGATAAGTCGACAAAAAATGAAGAATATCATGGACCACGAAACGGTGGCTATGGGGGCCATGGATGCCATCATGACAACCATGTACGGCGCGGGGGCGTTTGCCCTTTACGGGAGCGTATCCGAAGGCATTATTAACGTCGAGACCACGATTTCGTCACTTCTTGTCCTTGGAAATTTGACATCCAGTCTCAACACAGTGGGGTACGGTCTCATGTACAATGTGGCGTATCGTCTGGGGGTCATCACTTCGGGAAGAGAGTTTATCAACGACGCATTTACATTCAGCAAGAAGACAAAGGGAGATACGGTTATCATGCCCGGGGACATCCATTTTAGAAACGTCACGTTTGGGTACAAGGACGACGAGCCCGTCATTGCAGACTATAACTTGGACATTGCGCGCGGCGAAAAGGTGGCCATCATGGGACAATCGGGATCCGGGAAGACCACCCTTATGAAACTGTTGGTTGGGCTGCATCGACCGTCGGCAGGCAAGGTTACCATAGGAAACACAGACGTATCAACCGTCGATAAAATCGCGCTGAGGGAGTACGTCAACTACAACAATCAGCGCACGGCCATGTTCAATGGCACGGTGCTCGACAATATGAGATATGGTCATGACCGCAGTCCCGAGGATATCCGCACAATGCTCGAGAAATACGACCTTACAGGAGTGTTCATTAATGGACTCGATGCCGACGTGGGTATTGGCGGCGGCGAACTCTCGCTCGGTATGCAAAAGGTCACCATGTTGGTCCGTGGTATCTGTCGCAACTCGCACGTGCTGGTGCTTGACGAACCGCTCGCGGGCCTCGACAACGCCACGCGAAAGAAGGTAATCAAACTGATTGTGGATGAAACAGAAAAGAAGACCCTGGTCGTCATTACGCACGACCCCGATATCCTACCGTTTATGGACCGCATCATCAACATGGACGACCGATAAACATTTGTGTTGCAAAAACATAAATGTTTGATTAGGAACATTGTATATGGAGTACTTGAAAAATTGCCTTTACATTAATCTCGCACACCGCACTGATCGGAAGGAGCACGTTGAGGGACAACTGCAGAAGCTCGGAGTATCCGGAGAACGATTCAACGCAATCAAGATGAAGGACGGTGCGGTTGGTTGCACCATGAGTCATATTAAGTGCATTGAGACGGCGCGCGACCGTGGTTGGGACCATGTATTTATATGCGAAGACGACATCCATTTCCTTGACATGGAGAGCTTCAAGAAGTCGTTGTGCGATTTTGTTGCCAGCGGAATCGAGTGGGACATGATCCTCGTTGCCGGAAACAATGCCGCGCCATATGAGCAGGTGGCGCCATTCTGTCTTCGCGCGCATAATTGCCAGACCACCACGGGATACATTGCCCGCAAGGAGTACTACGACGTCCTTATTGCGAATTATCGAGAAGGCGTCACGCAGCTCCTACGAAACCCGGAAAATCGCCGACAGTTTGCGCTTGACATCTACTGGAAACGCCTCCAACAGAATGGGCGATGGTATCTGTTGACGCCCATCTCGGTCGCACAGCTTGCAGGATACAGTGATATTGAAGAGCGCGACACGGATTACAGTGCGCTGATGACAACCGTGGATAAGGAGTGGCTATTCAAACTTCAGCGCGAGCGCATGGGGCTTCCTAATTAGGCTAATTCTTCAGTCGTAAGAACATGGAGGCCATCACCTGTCCATTCTTCTTTTCGTACTCCATACTCTCCAGTTTGGCGGCGTGCTGTTTTTGCACCACATTTTCCCAGCGGACCTTTTCACGGTCGTCCATCATCTTTGTTGCACGCGCTTTATCAATGGGTGTCAGGTTCTGTGCTCCGCGAGCACGGGCCATGTCTTCTACGTTGTTGTATTGAGTCACATTATTAATGTCGGATTCGCGCACCGAAAACACGGTCTCGTCTTTATGCACCCGTCTTAAATCGTCGAAGCGGAGCTTGCCGAATGGGTCCGACCCGATATAATCGTCGTCTTCTTCCTCATATAGTCCTGTACCACCAGTGTGCATCATATCGCGAACATCCCTACGCACCACAACCTGCTGCGAACGCACGCTATCCAATGCGTGCGCCATGTTCCCGGCATTGACATTGTCGGGAACACTCACCACTGGATCATTATTGTGGAACCATTCGTTGCGCGTCTCGTCGACCTTGCGACTCATGGTGTTGTCAAAAATTTCATTAAATGCTCGCGAAAACTGCTTGGCGTCCACCTCCCCCAATTTTGTCTTAATTTTCTTGTTCTCGTGGTCGTCGTCATTGAGAGGCGAATACTCCTTATCTTCCACCGCTGCGCTTTGTTTTACTTGATCATTGTAGTGTTCCAGTAAAATCGCATAGGCCTTTTTGTAAAAGATGAAATAGTCGCTTTCCAACCCGGACTTATCGGGATGCGTCATGAGCACCTGTTTTTTCGCCGCCACCATTTGCGTGTGAGACGGTTTGTATGTATCGATGCGAAATAGCTGCAAGAGGTCTTTCAGAGAATACATGGAGATGTCAAGATTATGCGCATTCATTGAAACAATGCGAGACTTTTTTCGAATCATTCAAACAAATAGAAATAAATAATAAAAACTACCTGCTTAATATTACAAATGAAGCCGCTTTGTTTTGTAGGATTATGTGTGTATAATAACGAAGAAGGGCTTCCGAGGGTCTTGTTGAATATTTGCAAATTGTGCAAATTATTTCAAATTACGGTAGTTGTAGTTTACGACGTATCTACCGACAGAAGTCTTGAAATACTGGAGAGTGATGATTTCCGATGTCTTCGCATAAATATTATCAAAAATACACAGTCCAAACATCCAGACAGAACATACCGGGTTGCATTTGCCAGAAACGTAATACTTGAAATAATAAAAAGGGACAGACCAGGTAGTGATTATTTTATCATGATGGACACAAACGAGTATGCGTGTGTAGGGGATATTGACGTTGATGTCATTGAAGAAACGATAGCTCGTAAAGACTGGGATTCAATATCATTTGACCGTGCCGCAGGGTATTATGACATATGGGCCCTATCGGTAGCGCCTTTTGTATATAGTTTTATGCATTTTGAAGGTAACGTAAATGTATGCGCAATGATGAAAAGCTATATCAAACAACTGATAGATAACTACAAACATCGTTACCCCGATAAGCTGATTCCGGTACAGTCGGCATTTAATGGATTTGCTATTTATCGGACGAGCAAATTTTTAAATTGTAGTTATATATCGGACATCATTGATGATGTATTTCCTGAAGGTAGTATCGAAGCAGAAGAGGCACTGGTTGGTGTTATGACGCGACGTGCTAAGATTATAGATTGCGAACACCGTCACTTTCATTTGGAAGGCATTAAGAAAAACAATGCAAGAATTCGCATTTCTACAAAGCATGCATTTGCAAAGGTGGAAAATCCGCGTGAAGGACTTCGTGGTCCATGTTAGTATGTCATAATATTTGTTATAGAGTTTACACCTTTGGATTACTCAATGCGTAAAAAGGCCTTGCTGTGTGTATATGGTACGTTTGATAAATATACTTGAATACATGCCATGCAATAAAGATTATGAATACATATTGAAGTGGGCATTCAAAAAGAATAGCGTGCCATGATGCGATGAGTACAGAAGAATTCGCACCATGCTGTGATGCTATTGATAATTTCCTTACAATGATTGATTATTAACTGACATTGATGTGCAGAACAAACAGTATAAACATATACCTTTCAAGAAGGTATATGTACGTAGACGAGATTTCTGATAAACATGCGCTATTTGCGTTAATAAAAGGTGCACCGGGTCCTATTGTATTGAAGTTTGGTGCCGAATGGTGCGGACCATGTAAACAAATAGATTCGTATGTGGGAGACCAGTTTCGGAAAATGCCTGATAATGTTACCTGCGGCATGCTCGACGTTGATGAAAATTTTGAACTCTATGCTTTTCTAAAAACCAAACGGGTTATTCCTTCCATTCCAACGATTGTGATGTATCTGCCGGGTATTGCCACACACATTCCCGAAGCGGTTGTTGTCGGTACGACTATTTCAGAAATTGACGCATTTTTTACGACTGTTCTACAACAGGCTGCGCGTTAGGAATGGCGCGAACTTCTCCTTCCACGACATCTTTTTCTTCGGGGGCAGTGGGCTCGGTAGCAAATACATAATCCGAGTTGTCTTCCTCCATATCTTCGTCTTCCTCCATATCTTCGTCTTCCTCCATGTCCTCGATTGGATCGGTATTTACCGGGGGAATGGGTTCTTCCTGAGTATTGACCTCGACCAAAGGATTGGGTTCTTCCTGAGTATTGACCTGTAAAAAGGTGTCAATCTCGCGTGTTTTGTCAAACACCGTAGCAAATGCCAGCACCAGGGTCGTCACTGTCATAAGTCCATACGCAAGAAAAGGTACAGATTCTTGCTCCATGTAAATGATACTAAAATACGTTTAGATATTTTGCGTTAAATGTGTTTGGAAACTAAAATCCACGGTTCTCGTAATACCAATTTTCCATCATGTTGCCCATTCGAAACCCTCTCACCTCCGCATCAAACAAATGATTGTTTGCGTATATTAAATGTATACGTGACTTCGTTAATAGGGTCCCCATTTCGTGCTGTTTTGAAAGTGTGGTCGTACTTACATTTCGGTCACTGTGAAACTGGGGGCGACGAAAATCCATCCCGGTATCCTTGTATATATTTGCAAAGTCCCCTATTTTGGCAGCAAATGCAAACAATAATGCAATCCAGGTCATGTTGTTTACATATAGTCTTTCAAATCAAATAAAACAATTTTGTGGTTCTATTGTATATGAAAATATACGATAGAGAAAACAAAAACTATTATATCAAAAAGTTTTTTCAACGCACGCCGTTTGTGGAAGAAGATATGGAGTACGACGAACCCGAACCCATAGCGGATCTTGGTACCAACCTAAAAATATCGTCGGAGCTACGTAGCGACTTTTCACTGATCATGCGCGAGACGTCAAAAGAGACATTCTCGATGCGTCTGTTACCATACCGCATAGATTATATGAAAACGGGTATCGCGTATGTCAAGTACCTTGTCACACGTGACACGCCCGCGGCACTTTTTAAGTTTGAGATTCAGCGTACTGCATTTGAAGGTGCTGAAGAAGAAGTGGAGGACGAGCATCCAGTAACTACGCGTTTTCGCACCATGGTAAATGACGAAGCGCAGAAGATAGGGGTGGACGGAGATTATAAGGGGTTTCTTGTTATTGACGGTGTGACTGTCGTGTTTATGGAAGCAACAAAAGTATCGCAAGAGCATGGTATGTGGACAATACCTGGCAACCAGACGTTTGCCCAGGACGCATCGGTGCTATTTGGGACGGACAACATTTCGGTCGTTACGAAAAACGGAAAAGACCAGCCAGTTCCGTATTACGGGTATGTAATGAAGGACGACGACGGACTCTCAGTGGTTACCGACAAGGACTGGCTTGAAATGCCCATTGACATGGACAATGAATTTGTCTATTTATTTTCGCAGCAAACCGACGTTAATGACGCGCGTCGGTATGCAGTCATTGGCAAGGAAATGGAAAAGGACGGCATATCCTATTATATGACGCACAAGTATGATAATTTCCAAGAGCTATAATGCCGGCTAATCTGTTATATAACTAACATATTAGCAATCATATTTATACTTCACGTTCGATGTATTCGCGAAGATACAGGTCCAAATTATCTGGGGTTATTTCGGCAGCCATGTACGTATTTGCATACTGACGAATTTCATCGGGAATGGGATTGCGCGTATAGAGTCCGACAAAGTTCTTGACATATTCATCGAGCTTTTCGCGGTCAGACTTATACTTATCGGCAGCTTCCTGCACGCCTCGTTTAAAGTTTTGTCTCGCGTGCTCTTTGCGGATCTGCTTGTCAATGATCCCGTGCTCCTTCTCTTTGATCATTCTCTCTTGTTCTGCAAGCTCTGCCTGGCGCTGTAGAATCTCCTCGGTGGGGTCATTGGGTACTTCCAGATACCATTTATGACGAGCTTCATTCGCGGTAACAATAATGTTGCAAATGTCGGGCTTCTTCAAATTTTCATATCGGTGTCGCTGTTCGGTTCCGGGCGCACCCTTAAATGTTACCATGAACTCATCAATGATCTTTTGATCGATAGGCGGGCTGGTTTCCACAAGACGATCAAATTCCTGACGTGTCAGTTTTAAAAAGCTTCCTGCATCCGAGCGTTCCGGAGGTGGCTTTGCAAGCTCGATGCGGATATTACGAGCATACTTGTCCCATGCAATGGACATCACGCGATGGGACTCATTGAGTTCCGAGATTTTCAGGTATTGTTGTATGGTGGTTAAAATACCAATGAAAATGTTCAGTGACCCGATTGCAAGTGGTGCCAATGCCCGAAAGTTGGTCGGCATACTTTCCTGTGCAAACGATGCAGTACCACTGATGGTCGACAGGATAATTGCTGGGATAGTGAACCATGCATGTGATCTGGAGTACTTGACATGAGAACGGGCATGAAGCCATTTGTAACACTGTGCAGCATCACACCATTCTACAAGGATTTCCTCGTTTTCAGGAGACCACTCCACTTTGATTTTGCTTTCGGTGGGCACGCTTGAACCTCCACCTACACTTTCTGCGTCTCCTTGTTTACCACTCATTACACTACAATCATAAAAAGAAACATTCATTTACACGAGTTTCTATGCGGTAATTCTATCAGCATCGTCGTCTGAGTCGGTAAATGTGATATCACTGGTAGGAGTATCCGGCTGTTTTACCGCTGCGGGTTCCAGAACAGTTTGTACGTTGACGATGATTTCCTTGGCCTCTTCCTTGGCCTCTTCCTTTTCCGTTGTTTCACTCTTGACATCGGCATTATCACTTGACTCCCCATACTTATCGCGGATTTCTTCAGAAAGCTCTTCCTCGCGTCCACGTACGTCATCGATGCTGAATGTGCAGTTGTCGTTTACGGAATTATTGACCTCGTCGCAAAACCCTCTCAGCTTTTGCTTGCAATAATCAAGATGCTTCTCATGGGATATTTGGAAAAATGCCAGATAGTCCATAAAAAGCTTAATCTTGTTCTGTAAAAACATGTTATCGAACTCCAATGTGTTAATCAGATTTGATATACAGTGCCCCACTTGGTGTTCCTTATAATAATTGGCAATCTCTTCGCGTTTCAACAAGTATCGGTTAAATAAGTCTCCGATAATTTCAAGAATAGTTTTCTGAATTGTGGTGATTTCGCTCATGTCATATTCACGAAAAGGCTCAAGATCCTTGTACAATGTATGTTCTCTAAATTTTCGCGTGGCAGAGTCGGGCATCCGTGCCTCGCGATAATATTTGATAACCATATTCAACAGCTTGTAATAGTCACAATATAGTCGGTTATTCACAAAGGATACACCTCTCTCGATGTTTTCCAGTTCGTATTGGAATGCCTTGTATTGGAAGTAGAATGAATCAACGCAGAACAAAAAAGTTGGGTCCGTTGTATGTTTGACCATTTCTGTGTAAGCCGTTTTAAGAGTCTGGAGGGTTCGGGCTGAAACGCCACGTAATTCTTTACACTCATCCATACTTATTCTTATGTGTATGAAGCTGTTTTTCAATTCTTCTCTATGATGTGCGTGTGCCTTATCAAAATCCATTGTACTATATAGGGATATATTCAATAATTCGAACAACAAACGGTGTACCAAATATAGTTGATAAACGGTATGAAGTTTCTGCACCCTTACAATATACATGGAAGCAGACCCAGTAGAAAACTTTACCAAGATCGTCAATGACATGATTGGCGATCTGAAACTGACATTTTCCGAATATTCGGACAAACTCGATATGGTAAGTGAGTTACTAAAGACTGATCAAGAAGACGTACATAAGTATGCCATGGGTGTCATCCCACCCCGTTTCTTTGACGTGCTTTACCAAAATGAAGACATGTTTACCGACGATGACATTGACACCATGTTCCTTCCTGATTTGGATTTTGCCTTGTTTTTCACAGCAAGCGGCGTGACTGAGAACACCAAGGGCGCTATATGGAAATATCTTCACATGATACTGTTTTCTCTGGTCGGCGATGTGAAAAATAAGTCCGAATTTGGCGACACAGCGGATCTGTTCAAGGGTATCGAGGAAAATGACCTGAATGACAAGATAAAGGAAGCCTTTGAAAACATGGGCAACCTCTTTGACAAGGTTGACGATGCCGCAGCGGACGAGCCCGATGCCGAGTCGTTGGCTGACGGTCAGGAACCTCCCAGGATGCCGGAAGGCATGCCCAACCTCGAGTCCATCCAAGAGCACCTGAAGTTTGTATTTGAGGGGAAGATCGGAAGCCTCGCCAAAGAGCTCACTGCTGAAATGAAAGAAGAATTGACTGAGCTCATTGGTGACGAGGGCGACGTCAAGTCGACCAAGGACATGTTCAAGAAGCTCATTCGCAATCCCAAAAAAATCAACGATCTTGTCAAGAAGCTCACCTCAAAGGTGGAAGAAAAGGTAAAAAGCGGCAACGTTAGCAAAGAAGAGCTTCTGGCCGAGGCAAAGGACATTATGGGGCGCATGAACGAGTTTGGCGGCAAGGAGAAGTTTGCGGACATGATGAAGGGCATGGCGAAGACCATGGGTGGAAAGGGAGCCAAGTTCAACATGGGCGCCTTTGAAAAGATGGCAAAGCAAGGCCAAGAGCGCGAGCGCCTGCTGAAGAAGATCGAAGAGCGCAAGAAGGCACGTGTGGTAGCAGAGAATAACAAAAAGAAGTTTACGATTGACGGCGAACAACAGCAAAAGAGCCGTCGCGAGGTTGACGAGACCTTACTTAATGAACTTCTCGAGGACGAGTCGTTGTCGCAGCCTGTTGTCGTCCCCTCGAAGCCGAAAAGCAAATCAAGCGGTAAGCCAAAGAGCAAGTCAGGAGGAAAGACAAAGAGCAAGAGCAAAAAATAGACGAATATAGTAAGTAGTCATGGGAATCCTCCAAGCCATCAACCTCCGTGTGTTTTTACTATCCTTTGTTGCGGGCCTGCTCATATTGTACTATGTCATGCCCCAAGAGGAGATGATCTATGTGTATCCCACCCCTGAAAATGTTGACCTAATACAATACAAGGACCGTGCCGACAATTGCTATGCAGTCCGAAAAGAAGAGGTAACCTGCCCCGGCGAAAGTGAAATATCGCATATTCCCGTCCAGTAAAATGCATACGTATAGTATATGCACTTTGCCAAATTTATCCATACTGAACCAGGAAGAGTTATGCTGTCGGCCATTTTGGGTCTCGGGCTTGCTACGATGTTTAGACGTACGTGCAACAAGAAGAACTGTCTGGTGTTTTCCGGCCCGGTGATCCAAGAGTTTACGGACCGCGTGTACAAGTACGACGGAAAGTGCTACAAATATGCCGTAGAAGAGTCGCAGTGCATGCCGCATAAAAGAACCTTGCCAATTGCACAATAACTTATTCGTTGCAAATGTAACAAATAAGTATCGATGTGTTGTATACTGTATGAACAACGTCACGCGCATTGGTGATTTGCCAACGGGCGACCATCCGTCGAATTTAACAAACACGATGGTAAAGGAGCAGGCCACGAATTACACCCCCATTAATGTTCATCCCAACCCTTACGGGATTTCTGACCAGAATCCATTGCCGCCACAAGAACAAGATCAACCTAATTTTAACCAAATGGTTGCAAAGCAACCTCTTCCATCGCGCGACATCCCCATGGATACAACGGCGGTTACCCAAGACGAGGCGGTGCAACCCGATTATATCCCATCGCCTCCACTGACCCGTGATTTCATCGCTGACTATGCAGCCGAAGATGCAAGGATCCAGAAGGCCGAGGAGAAGGACAAGGGGAAGTTATTTGACGCGGTTGTGAGCGAGCTTCAACAGGCCATGTTTGTGGCGGTGCTGTTTTTCCTGTTCCAAACGGCGTTAATTCGACGACTTATGTGGAACCATCTTACATGGTTACCCATACTGAACTCTGACGGTAATCTCAACATGTATGGCGTGATGCTCAAGAGCGCCGTATTCGGTTTGTTTTTCTATTCCAGTCAAAAATTTGTTGAGTTCTTAACCAGCATTTAGTCAATCTACTTGCGATTTTTGCGCGTACCGCCTTTTTTAGAACGCGATACACGCGGAGCACTCGGGTCGTACTTGAGGAACCATGACATGTACTCCCGCGACTTTTTGTTCTTTATCGTGGTATGCATTTTGCTTCTGGTAACCATCATATCACGTAATGTGGGTTGTTTACCGACGCAGGGCAGTGAGTATCGTCGCATAATAGGCTTGTTGGATACATAACGGTTGCGGTGAAGCTCATGCAACTGTTGTGACAGACACATAAGTCGATTCGTGTTGTAATCATTTCCGCTCACATATACAAAAGCAAGGTAAAATGCCAGTATGGTATCAATGGTGGCAACCCGAACAGAAAAGGAATTAATCTTGATAATATTGTAATTATGACACGCAATTGGCTTATACAAATATAGTCGCACACTGCCGTTCACGGACAAGATATAGTGTTCGGGGATTAGCTCCGCCGCTTCTTTTCGATGGTCCACCGTTAATGTCAGATTGCGGCCCACCAGGGCCGCCTTCACAATGTCCAATACCCGGCTCGGTTCGTTGACAATAACGTCAAAACTGGGGGTTGAGCCCACACGCCCATTTTTCAGAAACATGCCGGCAGCAAACGCACCGAAAAACACACCACCTTGTTGATTGACAATATTAAAAATAGTTTGTTGAATGTTTTCTGCATCACCCGTGATTTTTGACGGAGGCAGTGCGGTACAGACATGGCCGCGTATCGGATAATAACGATCCAGGAGTTCCAACCGTTTCGCAATTTTTTCCCATCGCGACACGTCTCCAAGAGGCCGAGACAATTCTAAATGCATGCTCATTCGTAAAAAGTCAGGAGGCGTATAATGGATATTTTTGATGACCATTGCTTCCTTTTGCAGTTTCTTGAATAGTTGCGTGGGTATCTGTGTGATATCTGCGACGGGTACAAAATCCGCAAACACCTTGTAGGTGCCATGGTGGACGCCTGACTTTGCTTCGATATTCGCGTACCCCTTTTTGTAGAAGATGTCCGCAAGTTCAATTGCGTCGTCCAACGCGTTCATCGAATAAAAGTCATAGTCAGGTACGTCTTTTACCGGGTCATAAAAACGCTCGTCCGGAGGCAGGATATCGTTGATGGCCGAACCTCCGTAACACACCAGACGCTTGCGCCGAATAAATTCCCGAGTTATATTTAACATACTTATTACGTTATTGTCTCCGGCAATCGCCTTTTTCTGGATGTCGGAAAGTTTTTCCGCGCGATCCCGAACGATGGCCAATTGACAATCATGGAAATTTACTGCAGTATTGCATGTTTCTGGTGTAGTCATTCTTATACTAACCGTATATATTTTCATTCATGCGTTATGAATAAAAACTAAATTACTCCGTTGCTCGCCTGGCATAGGCTAATGCGTTCTCAAGAGGCACGATGGCAGAGTTATGATGATTGAAAAACTCGTCATATAGATGGAGGTTACGGGATTTGAAATGCATGCGATAGCACGGTACCTGGATACACTGGGATTTCACCAGTGAATATATGAGAGGCGCGCCAATATCGCTGTTTGCATAAAATTCCGGAACGCCGATCACAAGCCCGTTGCGGTTCGTGATGGCCCCGTTGTTGTTGAAGTCGGCGCTGAATTGGGGCTCGTCAAGGAGATCAACGAACCGCTTTTTACGGCACATCTCCTTTGTTCCTGACTCCAAGTTCATCAGCTTGCCAAGATCGTAGCATTTATCAGTGGCGTTGCACTGCGTGCGCGTTTTGAAAGACGGGTCATAGGTATTATCGACAATAAGGACCACCTTGCGCTTGAGATCATGGAGTGGCGTTACAGAAGGATCTATACGACCCTTGTAGAGTCGGTCGCCAACAATGTGGCTTACACTTTTTGCAATGGCGCCATATGCATTGTAATCCTGGTCATTGACCTTGATGCGCAGGTGCAAAAACAACGGATCAGACGGATTGGGCGTGCTATTTACAAACCCGTAGCTCATTGCGGTCTCAAGTGCAGACTCGATGGGAATATGGTTTCGTGTTTCGGTAAGCTCGTAGTTCTTGTCCGTGGTGCGTCCTACTACAATCTGACCATCGCGCACCATCACTTCAAAATCCAGAAATCGGCAGCCGCGACCAATTACATACTTGATGGCGTCTTTGCTGACAAAATCGTTATCGTCAATCGCGCTATTGTAACTACTTTTAATCATGTAATTCTGAAGGGGGAGGTACGAATTGCCTTTATAGCTACTGATGCTGACGCCGCGGTCAAAGATATGTGCTGGATCAAATGCCTCTTTCTGTGGCATCCAGTAAACAATAACCGCAGCCAGGATGAAGGCAATCAAGAATAATACTTTTATGTTTAAGGATGGCATCATTATATAGAGTATAGTATATACGTATATAATAATGGCAGGAGGTCTTCTCAATTTAAAAGCAGTAGGCGCTAACAATGTGATATTAAACGGTAACCCCACAAAGACCTTCTTTAAGGTCACCTACGCTAAATATACCAATTTTGGACTTCAAAAATTTCGCATTGATTACGACGGTCTGCGCGAGCTGCGACCGACGGAGGATTCCGTGTTTAATTTCCGCATTCCCCGTTATGCCGAATTGTTGATGGATACCTATGTTGTTGTTACGCTACCTGATATTTGGAGCCCCATCTATCACCCGTCCATTCATACCAACAATCGATGGGTCCCCTACGAATTTCGTTGGATTCGGGAAATTGGCGTTCGGATGATTAAGGATGTGGTGTTGAGCTGCGGGTCCACTGTAATACAGAGATACACCGGGGATTACCTTGCAGGCGTAGTGGATCGCGATTTCTCCACCGAAAAGAAGGCACTCTTTGACAGTATGACCGGAAATGTGCCCGAACTACATGACCCGGGAAATGTCGATGGTCGGGTCAATACGTACCCTTCGGCATTTTACACGGAATCTGCAACGGGCGCAGAGCCGTCCATTCGCGGACGCAATCTTTACATTCCCATCAATTCGTGGTTTACACTGGATCAGCGTCGGGCATTCCCGCTCATTGCGCTCCAGTACAATACATTGAATATTTCGGTAACACTTCGCCCAATTCAGGACCTTTTTCAGGTACGCGATGTGTTTGACAGTCAGTACAACTATCCGTACATCCGCCCTGATTTCAACGAAGCGCGGTTCCAGATGTACCGATTTCTCCAGACACCACCCAGTGTGCTTGGAGATGCAAGCTACTATGAAAACAGAGTGAATACGTGGAACGCCGACGTTCATTTGATGGCAACATACTGCTTTCTATCACCCGAAGAAGCCACCAAGTTTGCGCGCGAGGATCATGTATACCTCGTCAAGGATGTATATGAACACAAGTTCGAAAACGTCACCGGGACAAAGAAATTAAAGTTGATGTCCTCTGGCATGGTTTCAAACTGGATGTGGTTCTTGCAGCGCAACGACGTAAATATGCGCAATGAATGGAGTAACTATACCAACTGGCCATATCGACGTATGCCGGAAACGGTACAATTGGCACCGACAACTATTAACAGTCTAATACCCGCAAATACTATCCCACAGGAATATGGTCCAGCAATCGATCCCCAAGATGGCCGAAACACGGGTCTCTATATCACAGGTAACTTTAAAACCGTGAACCGCAAGCACATACTGGAAACCATGGGGATCTTGATGAACGGGGACTATCGCGAAAACATTCTGACCCGCGGTGTATTCGACTACATCGAAAAGTACACGCGCACCCAGGGGTTCGCCAAAGAAGGTCTCTACTGCTACAACTTTGCCCTCAATTCCGATACACGCGAGTACCAGCCATCAGGCGCGATCAATATGAGCAAGTTTAAGAACATTGAACTTGAAATCACTACCCACATACCCGACATTGATTTAGAAAACGCCAACTTCGATGTCATTTGCAATGCGGATGGACAGCCCATCGGTGTTCGCAAACTGAACTACCAACTGTTCGATTACGCATACAACTTTGTCTTGTACGAAGAGCGATACAATGTGCTTTCGTTCATTGGTGGCAACTGTGGCCTTATGTACGCTCGCTAAGCTGTGCGTATGGTAATGGTTTTTTACCTCATTCATAGTATATACTATGAACGAAACATCTTGGAAGACCGACAATCAAAACACCGTCGTCGAGGACTTTTCCGTCAAGGACATGATGGACAAGCTCCGCAGTCTGAAAACAAAGAAACGATACGAAAACTTTATGAACATACCGCCCGTCAAAAACATACATGACGAAAAGGCGAAAGAAGGATTCGATAATGGGTTTCTCAATGGAACGTTTGGACTCGACGACAGCGATTACGATGGTCATGATAATGTAAAGGACGAGGGTACCGACGTCAATAAACCAGGACCGTTCTCGAAGGCAACTGACGCGATTGCAAATGCACTCAAGTATATATTGGACCTCATTCCGCACTTGATTTACATGTTGGCGATACTGATATACCTTATTTTCAGCGGCGGAGAGACCATCAATACGGACAGCTATGGTCCCGAAGACCTCCGCAAAGGCATGACCGAGGAGCAAGCACATGACGTCGACATTATCTATAACTACATTTGCTGGATCTTCTCTGTGCTGTTCGCCATTCCAATCACCTATGGAATGTACTTTTTCTCGTTCTACAAGGAGACTGTGACTGAAGATAAAAACGCACCCAAAGAAGCATATGACATAAACCCGCCTTCAGGGACGCAACCAAAGTTCAATTCGCCTGGCAGTACTTGGCTGCCTCTGCTATTTGGATTTGATCACAAGAAGACCATGGATATGTATTGTAGTTACGGAAATGACACCAGCGGAAAAATGTCCGGTATGATGTTCTTGCTGGTTCCACTTTTTATCTTGTTCGAGCCGTCTATCCGTGCGCTTGATATTGTGAATATGCTGGTCATGCGAAAAATCCCGCAGGGAATTGATGGCTTGCGCAACATGTTGTCAAAATATGGCATTAACATTTCGTACACATTCATCTTTTTTGCCATGGCCGCGCTGTTTAGTCAGGCACTCTACTACGGAAGCGGATACCTCCGCACTGCAATTCCCAACATGTTGAAATTCAAACTGGATTCAAACGGCGCTACGCCATACCCGCTTATGTTAATTATTGCGTTCGTGACAATATTCCCATTTTTATCCACTTTCTTTGACCTCGGAAAGTTGGCGGGACAAGGTACGCCACAGATGCCATTGGGAATGCCTGGGTCAGGACAGGACGAGGAGAAAACGGGTTGCGACGCATCGCCGTTTGGCAATGGTCTTTACATACCATACTGGCAGCTCGGGAAAACATGGCCGCCTATTGACATTGCCATGAACATATTCATCATGGTCTTCAATATCCTGCGATTCATGGGCGGGTATTTGCTGACAACAGCCATCACACCCATCTTTGTCGGCATTTACATCCTGTTTTATCTGGTACTTTACCCGATCACTTCCTTCGGAACCAACTTGTCCCAAGTAATGAAGAATATTGATATTACCAAGATCGCGGATGGAGCGTCATTCAATTCGTTTTTCACCACATTTGCTGGAAGAGATGTCGATATTCCCGAGGAGGAGATCAAAAAGGTAGTGGACGAGACCGATCCTGTGGGTATCCTGGGATGGGTGTCCAAGATGACCAAGCTCATGTCTCGGCTCTCGACCCTCATTTTTATGCCCGTGTTCACAATCCTGATGATCTCTCTTGTCAGCTCTGCCGCAATGGACTTTTCGGGGGCCAAGAATAACACGATACGTGCGCTATCGGTGCCCATGTTTTCCGCACTGACACTATTGCTTGTTGTGTGGTACATACATAGCCTTATGACTTCAGGCCAAACATCAGCGAGGACTCTCCTGGAAACATACCTTAACCTGAAACCAGCACAGGGCGTTGACATGAAAGAGCTTGTGAAAAAGATGGAGTTGCTGATTAATAAGCACGGGAGCGATACGAACAACCGCTGGTCGGAGATATTGGACGACTTTAAAAAATATTTCGACGGGGAGTACAAAACACAGCACCCCACCGGCGACTGGGCCAAGTACGGTGCGGCCGAGCCAGACAAGAAAAAACCCGCCGGCGGGACAGGCGGAATCAAATTGGCTGAATTTAAACAGGCGGTATACCGTTATTTAACGCATAGTGCTCGTTCATTTTCACCGATTCATGCAATGATGCGAGGCGAATGCAATGTTCGCGAAATGTTCAGCATGGATCCAAACTATGGGAACTGCGCCCAAGACGATGTTGAACCGGACGCTAATAAATCATCCGAAGCCAAATAAGTCTGAATCATACCCATAATGTATATTGCTCGTTAAATAGCATAGAATAATGTCCTCTGCTATTTCATATGCCAGCCAAAAAATATCACCCGTTTGTTTCGGTGTGTACACCCACATTTAACCGCCGGCCATTTATTGAAAACGCCATCAAATGCTATAAGAGCCAAGACTATCCCACGAACCGCATGGAATGGGTCGTTATTGATGATGGTACAGACTGTGTGCGTGATCTCTTTGATAATGCTGGAATTGTGAACTTGAAGTACTTTTATGTAAAGAAGATGCATCTTGGCGCCAAGCGCAACTTTATGCACACCAAAGCCAAGGGTAGTATTATCGTGTACATGGACGACGATGACTACTATCCACCTGACCGCGTTTCTCATGCCGTGGAAACCTTGACAAACAATCCAGATGCACTTTGTGCCGGGTCAAGTGAAATTTACATTTACTTCAAGGGGCTTAAGCGCATGGTTCAATTTGGTCCATATGGACCCAACCATTCCACTGCGGGCACATTTGCCTTTCGTAAACGCCTTTTAGACCAAACCCAGTATGACGACAAGGCTGCAATTGCAGAAGAACGAGCGTTTTTGAAGGAGTATACAATTCCCTTTGTTCAGCTTGATCCCATGAAGACCATTCTGGTTTTCTCACATGAACACAACACGTTTGATAAACGTGAATTACTCAAGAATCCTCATCCCAAACTTGTCAAAGACTCCACCAAGAAGGTGGAAGATTTCATCAAAAAGCCATCTGAATCATCCATCATCAAGTTTTTCATGGAGGACATCGATGGGCTTCTTGAAAACTATGAACCCGGGCGTCCTATCAACAAACCCGAGGTAATCAAACAAACCGCGGAGATTAAAAAAAAGAGGGCGGAGATGGAGGAGAAGTTGAAGGAGGATTTCAAGAACGAGGCCATCGGTATCACTCTCGATTATAAAGGCGTCAAAGGAAAAGACCTGACACGCATCGAAGTATTGGACGTTATCAAGACACTTAGTGCTGATGTTCGCAGACTTACCGATCAAGTAAAGGAGAATCCTGTGCTTGTCCGTAAAGATGCCAATGGAAACGACGTGAATATTACAAGTGTTCAGCTCCTTGATGGATTGCGTGCAAACGAAAACCGACTCAAGTCAGTAGTAGACAAATACAATGGATTGGTTAGTGTAAAACAATCAATCGAGAAGGAAAAAGAGACACTCGAGAAGGAAAAAGAGACACTCGAGTCAAGACTCAATAAAGCTACCTCGACGCAAGCGGAGATGCAGTCAAGCCTTGATAAAATGAAGGATGTGATTACTTCTCTTGGAATTGAAAAACGCCAATTGCAAGAAAAATGCAAAGGTTTGGAACAACAATTGCAAAAGAACCCGTCGGCAATGACCCCCTCGATTCGCATTATTGCGGATCCTGAAGGGTAGGGTCGACGGTAATTGATTTGTCCAGATAGCGATATATCCGTTTTATGTCCAAACGAGATATATCATACCCATCAATGAGACACTCCAGCTCATATATATTTTCAGACGTATTCATGTCACGGTGACTATATCGAAATTCCTGAAAGAAGCACAACACGTCCTTTTTATCGAGTCCGAGTTTCTGACACAGTCCCGATATGAAATTATGGTTGCTGTATTCAGACGAGTACTTTGTCAAGACCTTTGTGAATCGCATCTCCGGACTCACAATACAGTTCCTAAGAATGGGGTCAGTGTGATATATGTGGTTATTCGTCATGAGCTTTATGATGTAGCTCATCTCATTAAACTGCCAAATCTGGTACTGGAAGGTGACACGGTCAATGTAATCCGCGAAACATATATTATTCAAAATCTTCTTGTATACCCCGATATGACGGTAGTCCTTGCGAAAATGGTCTACAACATTTTCATGCCACAAGAGTGACACGGTAGTGCGTTCTGTTTCGTTCATGATATCAGCGTACTTGTTAAACGGCACAGGTTTGCAGAATAGCTGGCGCGTGATGTTCTTGACGTCGTTATTATGGTTCTTGGTTTGGAAGATTTTGACAAATGCATTCTCATCGACAACCTCCTTGTTTTTTGCGTAGAGATCCGCAAGAAAGTACATCTTGCGGAGGTCCCCTTGTATGTACCTGAGCGCGACCTCCGTCATGGGTTTGCTAAATTTCTTAAATTCGGGCAGCACCATTTTCAGGCATTTCGTAATTTGTGCGTTGGTGGGGGCGCGGATTTCGTATACATTGCACACCTTCATCAGCTCCTTTGTTTTCTTGTCCGCGGACATGTTGCCGATGCATATGATGGGAATATTGCTCTTATGCTCGCTGCGCTGCTTTTTGGTCTTTTTCTGTCGGATCAGTTTAATAAGGGAGGTTATACCTCCCTTGTCCCCGCCGTTCATCCCGTCAATCTCGTCCATGATAATCGCCAATCGCCGTTTTTTGCGTTTCATCATATCAAGAACGTTGACGTTGGCCAGGTGCTGGCTGGTCAGTGATTCAATGAGATTCTTGTTTCGGACGTCACTCGCGTTGTACTTGATAATGTCATAGTCTATTTCCTTAAGCAGTCGCTCGACAAAAAATGTCTTCCCTGAGCCCGGTTCGCCATGAACGTAGATCCCCTTTTTCTCCAATGAAGTGTCTTTGTAGTTTTCAAAATCGAGAATCTGGTGCTTTATGTTTTCATCGATGGTGGTGCGGTTCAAAAGTTCATGAAAGGAGGGTTTATTTTCGCGCATTACTCTTGATACGCGGTCTCCTTTATGCATATTTGTTTATTTGTAGTGAACAAATATGCGCTTTCTATCGTCCAAACGCACTGAAATCAGCAGTGATGGGCACATACACATTGGTACTCTTTTGAGGCATGGCTCCGAACCGGTTATCCACGCCCATATTTACCTGAGGACCATTGGTGTTGTAAATGGTTCTCTGTGTGGGAATCTGCGAGGGATTCTGGGTGGCAATCGCGGCAGGGGGAGCATAGGACGCGGATCCCAGCCCCTTGATGCCTGAATACAGATCGGTGATTACCGTTTTCACGCCGCCGTATACGTCACCGATTACGCTTCCGGTAGCCTGTGCTCCTTTCTTTCCGGCACCATATACGTCTTCCACTACTTCGGTACCGGCCTCAACCCCAGTCTGGAGACCCTTCTTTCCGGCACCGTACACATCCTTTGCGACATTGGATCCGACTTCAACCCCGGTTTGGAGCCCCTTCTTTCCGGCACCATACACGTCCTTTGCAACTTGGGCACCCGCCTCTCCAACCTTGCGAATGCTGGGACCAATCGTTTTATCGATCACGTTTCCAGCTTCATCGAAGGTTTTGATAACGAGGTTCCCTGCGGTATCCACGGTTTTGACGACCACATTTCCAGCGGCATCAATCGATCGCTCAATGATGTTCCCGTCTTTCTTTGCCTCATTGGTAATTTTTGTCTCCGGGTCCGTTTCGGTTACGTCAGAACCGTTCTCGGCTTTGGTACCAGACCCTCCCTTTCCACCGCAGTCAGTACACACCCCGGTACAACCTGCGCAGCTGGGACACTGTGGGCATACGGGAGGCACAATCTGGGTTTTCAGGATGAAATCGTCGCTGGGTGCACCCGGCACCTCAAACATCTTGTCAATGTTCTGGATCATCTTGTCTCCCATGTGGCTCATGATTCGGTCCTGGAGTTTCTCCTCCGGACTTCTTGTGTCTACCTCACCGCACTTCTTTTCTTCCTTAGGAATCGTGTAAGAATGGGTTGCGGTAGCGACAAGCTTGTTGTTCACGAGCTGCACCACTGCAATCGTCACTTCATTACTCATGGAAGCGTAGACAATAAGGGAGTTATTAAATAGGCGGTACCAGTATTTTTCTCCATTGGCCTTGAGTGGCTCCTCTGACTTGATGTCATTTCCACTGGGCGCTACTATGCGGATGTTGTTCTCCTCAATGACAATCACATTTCCAAACTCCGGATCGAATAAAGTAGTTGGGTTTACAATATTCAGTTTCTTGGTGGCACTGTATTCATTGGCAATCTTGGTAGCACCGGGTTCTCCGGCCATTGCGCTGGTTTGCGTACTGGTAATGTCAATCTCTTGATTAAATTCCTGGACACCTGCGCGCACTGATTCAGGGCATTCGCAGCATTCCGTCGCTCCGTTCACCACCATGCCATACCCGGAAGGACAGCTGGTGGCAATCGTATCGCACTTGGCGGCGGCGCCGGTATGCGTACAGGCGTCTTTATCCACAACCGCGGTAAAAGAGAAGGATGAACGAAGAGTGATGACCGCGTCCTTCACCGTAAGCACAGTGAGAGTGGTGTTCTTCTTGTTGGCCACATAGATTACGACCACCTCATCGTCCCTTTCTTTGATTTCTTCTTTGATTTCTTCTTTGATTTCTTCGCCGTTCCCGTTCTCCATACCTTCGTACAGAGCAAAGGTCTCGGTAATCTCTGCATTCACGATTCCACTTTGAGGTTGTGCTTCGGGGGCCTTGGTATCGGGAGCAGGTGCTTCTTCCTCGGCAACGGGTTCCTCGGCAACGGGTTCCTCCGCAACGGGTTCTTCAGTAGGCGTTGCGGTGTCCTCTTCCGCGACAGGGTCTTCCTCCGCAACGGGTTCGTCCTTGGGGACCAATTGAGGACAAGTGGCACCCTTGTTCTCCGATGCGCGGTAGGTGTAGGTCGCCGGGACATCTTTGCTCATCATATATGTCATGCGAGCGACACTTGAGTTAAGGGTCTTCTTTTCGCCATTTCTGGTCATAATCTTGATTCCGTCTGGCTGAACATCGATCAAAGTACCGTTCGCTTGATCGTAATAAATGTTCTCGTAAATGTTCATTACGGGGACGGTTCCATTGTAGTAATCGGGCAGCATTTTTTCGTTGCCCACAAATCCCTCAATTGATGTAGCACGTGGCATTATCATAAAATATATCACGATAGCCGCGAGTACCGCAATGAGCAACAGCACCCATGGTGACATTTCGTATAACCACTTCATATGTATACTATAATCTCACAAAAAAACATGCTTATGGAAAAGGGTTGAACATAACATTGTACTATATCTAAAATGACACTAACCGACTTCTATGACGACAAATACAAGTATGAAATATGTGTAGACGAGGTAGGCAGGGGGTGCATGTTTGGCGACGCAGTCGTTTCTTGCGTGGTGCTGCCTAAACCATGCACATTTCCCCGTGAAAACATCAAGGATAGTAAAAAGTTTTCCTCCAAGAAAAAGCTATTTGCCGAAGCGGAAAATATCAAACAACATGTGAGCTACTACCACAGTGCCAGTATATCTCCTGAGGTTATCGATCAGAAAAATATTTTACAAGCAGTGATGGACGGTATGCACCAGTGTATCGATGCCGCGTTAAGACACATACAGAGCATGGAACCGGATGTATCATATAGAGATGTCCTTGCAGTTATCGATGGCAACTACTTCAGGCAGTTTGTATTTCAGGGAAACTTCCTGCCTTCCGTCACGGTAAAGCAAGGGGACGCAAAGTATGTGGGAATTGCCGCCGCGAGTATCCTCGCAAAAACCGTCCGCGACAACGCCATTTATCGTCTGTGCGAACAACATCCCTATCTCGACACCCAGTATAACATCGCTAAAAATGTGGGGTATGGAACCAAGGCACACCTTGCGGGCATTGCACAGTTTGGCATCACCAAATACCATCGCCGAACGTTTGGCGTGTGTCGTTCTGCACCGCTTACAGGGGATATAGAGGAATCTGTTCCCGGGGAATTGTCATGAGCTTTGCGGTAGAGTCATTTGTGCTGTAGCTCATGTAAATCTCATCGTCTTTCATTTGAAAGCCGAGACAGTACTCAATCGGTGTCTTCTCAAATGTGAAGAAGTCGCTCATACGAACAACATGCGTCATGTTTCGATCAAAACAGACAATTGCATGGTAATAATACCGACGGTCGGCACAGTGAACCCGATGACACAGGAACCACATTTCGTCGTCTACAACAATTCCATTTGTCGAACCACGTAGACCTTCAAAAACTTTCGGCGACGCAATGCGCATATCCTCCATGAATCGGTAGTTGCCCACTTTGAGGGATGTTTCTCGATGTCCGACAACTACATTAGGATACCACTCATAAACGGTACCCAGTTGTCCGTTTTCATGTGAGAATAAAACCCAATTTTTTTCAACCGGCCTTTCTGTACCATGGGTGTACGGAGAACCCGTAAAACAAGGTGCATCAAGCGTGTATTCGAGAGTCCCACAGACTACACCGATTTGATTGTATCCGTATCCCCGATTTCCTGTATAATAAATCTCATTGCCGTGCTCATGAATTCGTATATCTTCGATTCCGACATACACCTCATTATCGTCACGCATGTCATAGCCGGTCATAATTGGTATGCCTTTCCCCTCGAGCGTAAGAGGGTACCAATAGTTGATCGTTCGTATTGGGAGGTCATAAATATACGAACCGTCTGGCGGGATTCTATAGTTCACTGCTCGCACGATAACAATCATGGTTTTGTCCCGTATGAGAAATGTGGGGGTGCTCGGAACAAACCCATCCATGCATTGCTCGGGGCGCAACAAATATCGTATATTTACGTTCGGTTCTCCGCGTAGCGTTTTGGCATAGAAACGAAGATTACTCCATACATTGGTTTGTATAGTGTTGGGTAAACCAGTATTCAGTAGTTTCCGATATATTTCAGAAGTAGACACAGGAGAACCAACGTAGTATGCAAAAATGG